TCCACCATGGAATACACGCTCTATTTGTTTAAATTTGTTTACATGTGAGTCTAGGATGTTTCTGATTACATTTACATCAAGTCTTTTTTTATCAGAAAATATACCAGAGTTCATATAGCATCCTTTGCAATTTAAATTACATTGGTTTGTCATACATAGATAGATTTTCTTATACTCATTCATGTTATCACCATCTTTCGTTTTCAATATCTTCAGCTACTTTTAAAAGGTTTTTACAGCCATCACATTTTATTTTAGTTAAGTGTTCTGTCCAACAATTTCCATAATATTTACAATTTCCACATCTCTTTATATACTCCATACGTTCTTTTTTAGCGTCAGCTATATAACTTTCTACGTCATCATACCACTTAAAATACTCTAAATTATCGTTAGTGTAATAAACTGCACCAAACTTTCCATCTGGTGAAATTCTTATACACTGGTCATTCGTAGCTATAGGATATGTTCGATTTAAACAAGATTTTAAACCGTTTTCTAAACACAATTTGTAGTCAAAATCCTTTTCGTGAGACGTGTAATAAGTTAAAATATTTATAAGAAAGTTTTCATATTGGTCTTGTGTGATTTTATATACATCGCCAGTGTTTATACTCGGATAGTATTTTACGAAAGACACCCATTGTATATTCAAACCGTTATATCCATCTAAAGCATCTTTTGGGGTTTTTCTTATGAGAGAAGGACTAACTATACTCAAAACTGTTAAATTTTCTAAATTTACACCTTTCTTCAGGATAGACTTTATATAATCATAATCTGGTCTTTCTTCGTTTAAAGATGTTGAAAAGAAAGTATTCTTGAATATATGTAACTTTGAGATGTCATAGAAGTTCGTAGTTAAATAATTCTTACATTTGTATTGAATTAATATATCGTTTAACTCTTTTAAGTATGTATTCGGTAAGAGTGTTATCTCTCCACCATACAGATTAAATTTTTCAATTTCAAAATATTGTGAAATTTGTTTAAGTCTTTGTTTTAATGTATTTAAGTCCAATATTGATTCACCATGGTGATTGTTTAAATAACAAAACTCACAATTGTTATTACAAAGGTACGTTGGAAAAATTGAAACGATTATTTTATTTTTCATTCCTGACCCTTTCATAAAATTTTGGAAAGAAAGAACATCTTGTATGTAATTTACAGGGAATACAATTTTTATTATACATACATGTAAGACATCTTTTTAAAACATGCGGCTTGTAGTTTTCTGCAAATACACATTTTTCTTGTATCGTTCCGTTTGGTAAAATTGTTTTTGTATTGCAATTAAAATTCCAATTTAATATCTGTTCTTTTATTAAATTTTTTATCATCAAATTTTGAATTGTCCATTCTTCATCTAATTTACATAACCAATCGTCTACTGTGTTTTGAAAATCGTCATTTAAGTCATTGTCAATGAGACATTCGAAAAGTATACTGTCAATGTTTTCAAAACTTTTAATGATTTCAATGAGATGTTCTGGATTCATTTTAACAACATCTTTGTCTAACGTTATCAATAGCAATGGTGATTTTTTTAAAAGTTTTAAGTTATTTAGCCAGATTTTAAACAATTCATTTGACGAAAATCTATTTGGATTCCAACTTGTTGCTACACTCAAGTCATGTTTGTTTATTTCGTCTATAATTTGTTTATCTGTAAAGATAAGATTTGTTGTAATAGAGGTTATTACATCTGTATCTAAGATTTCTATAAAAAGTTTCTTATTAAGAGTAGGTTCCCCACCATGAAGAATAAAATTTGCTTCTGGATATTTATGTTTTTGGGACAACATTGTTTTGAAAAAAACTTCTTTGTTAAAACTATACGGTTTATTTTTCACTGTACAGTGCGAACAGTTTAGATTACATTTCCAACTAGGTACGATGTAAAATGTTAATTCAGATGAGTCCATATTTTGATAAATCATTGTAGTTTTCTTTCATCCATTTACATTGCTCATTCTTATATTGTTTAGAATAAAATACGTTTAGTGAGCAAGAATTACACAAATGGAACATTTTACATGTTAAACATTTTTCAAAAAGAACATCTTTTTGTATATTTATTTCATCTTTTGAACTTATAATATCTTCACAATGGTGTTCTATTAATTCTCCAGAGTTATTTACATAAACAACTTTATTGTATAAGCAATGTTTATACGACTTCGGATATGGACATTTTCCGTTATAAAATGCGTCTAAGCTTTCTAATTGGTCACCATATCCATTTTTTATAATATCTAAATATAGTTTGATTAACTTATATCTAGGATAGAAAGATTTACTTAACCCAAGTGGCATTTGTTGATTTAATTTAAATGTAGTACCTAGTTTTTTTGCCAATTCACCTGCTTTTAGTACTTCGGTTTCATTGTTTTCGTTGACAATGTAAATAAACATTAGTTTTTCATTGTACATTTCATAAAATTTGTTAAAAATTTTTACAAATTCGTCTTCTGTGAACACTGAATTTTCTCTTCTGTCTTCACCATATTGAAAACTAGTGACTACCCCAACATGAGGGTTAGTAAAAAGATATTCAAATTTTTCTGGGTCTTTATACCATAGCGTTAAATTAGACGTTAATGACAAATTGTAATCAGTTCCATTCTGTTCTAAACAATTTATCAAGTCTAAAAAATACGTCTTTGGATTAACCAATGGTTCACCACCAGTTATAATTACATCAGATGGTTTATATTCTTTTAAAAACTGTTTTAATTTTTCAGGAACGTATTCGTGTAAAGGTATATTTAAAAGTTTAGCACTACAAAATGTACAATTAAAGTTACAAACACTAGTTGGTTTGATAATAAGTGTTTTTTTACCAAATTCTTTTTGATTCATGCCAGTAACCTTTATACTAATCCAAAAATTCTCACAGAAGGTAAAGATAACATAGCCTTATAAAATCCGAATTCTTTGGATATATTCTTTATAATGTATTCGTATAAAACATGCTCATAGTCATTTGTGTAATATAGCCTAATCGCATCACATTCGATTGGATATTTTATTAGTATGTGTTTAATCGTTTCATAAAAAACAGGTTTTTCCTTTACAATCTTCCCCTTATAGGAATCGTATTCTATTAATTTATTATCTTTATTTTTTTCTAACAAAAATGTTACTTCATCTAAAGATATTAAAAATTGTATTATGTCTTTTATTAATTCTTGATTACGATTTCTAAAAATCTTTATTTCATCTTGTGATAGTATTGATTCTCTAAAGATGATTTCATTTGATACAAGATTCAATATACATTGATTAAATTGGTCTATACCCTTATCTAACATCAAATTTGCTTTTAAATATGTTAATAACCATAACTCTTTTGTTTCGTAGTCACAATTTTCAAAATCAAAAGAACAATTTAACTCTAAGTTTCTTATGTAGATGATTGCTGATAAAATCTGGTTATCCACATCTTCAAATTTTATGTCATTGGGATTGATTACATACATGTTAGAAGAGTAATCTGTATCTTCAATGTATTCTTCATTCAGTGGTAATCCAGTGTGTTGCATGTTTTTCCTTTCTTATCTTCTGCTTCTATGGTTACTGTGGCAATTACTATGACAGTTAGAATGACACCAATATTTAACAAAAGTTACACAATTACTACCGTTTGGAGTTGAAGAACTACCATTCCACATCCATGAAGCATTGTTTACATCATCACAGTCTCTTTTAAAGTTGTCTAACTGTTGTTCTACATTTGCTATCGCTTTTATCAATTTGTTAATAGACATTGATGATATCTTCGTTGTGTTTAACACATACGTTGTATTATTGTTCCAATTTACAGAGCCTAACGGGTCTGATGAATATCTAGTAACATCTGTGTCTTTATTGTTAACTTTTGGTGGTAACTGTTCTGCGGTGCTAGTATATTCGTTTACAGATTGTTCGTTTACACGTGTGATATCAAAAGATTTTTTAAAATACGCCCATTTTACTTGCTCAATTGGTTTATTTAAATCAGATGGTAAAACTTGTTCTCCAGTTCCAGAAACGCTTTTTATATAAAGTTTTTTACATCTACCAAGTTCTACAAATACTTTTTTTATAAGTTCGTACGTAGTGTTAGCTTCAGGTATTTTGTTAGTATTGATAGTTGTGTCATTGTTTATAACATTGGCTATATCGGACAACAGTTCATTTCTTGAACATAAATATTTTTTATCAATGGCATCTGGAACAGAAGTAGTTGAATCCCAATAGTTAGTTTTAGGAAGTATGTCATTGCATAAACTGTATAATCTGTCTTTAAAAGATGGTACAATTATGTCGTCTTTAGAAGTTATAACAGTGTTACCAGAAAGCTTTTTAGTAGTTATTTGTACCATTTTATCCTCATTGTTTGTATTAATCTGTTATATAGAACTTAACTGAATAACTAGTTTGATTAGAGTATAACTCAAAGTTATGAAATGTAAAGTTAAAAAAACACAAAATTGTCTTTAATATTTTTAAAAATTTTATATTCTAATATATAGGAACATTAGAGGAGATTTGATTGGAGATGAGTGGAAGTAAATACGGGTCAAAAATAGATATAAACGAGATATTTCCTGCAGAATGGTACGAAAATGTAACCAATGCTGCTAATTACGTTATAAAAAATATTGATATACCAGATGAAAGGTTAGAAGATGTAATATTACATGTTATAGATTACAATATTAACAAACAAGTTGAATCAAAACTTCTTGATAAAGCTGCTGATGATTTACCTAATTATTTTTCTTTTGTAGATGTATCAAGCGCAAGACTTTTTAATGATTTTAAGGAAATTTTAGACATTTGTAGCGTATGTCCCTCGTTTAAAGAACATGTCATTTATTTTCAAATTTATGACATGGAATACGATAAAAAAAGACTTAATTTTTGGAAGAAAATAGTCAAAAACGATTACCCTAACTTATCTATAACCACACGAGAGTTGAAGGCCCAAGATTGTATAAAGTTAGTTATTCGTAAAATTTGTAAAGAATGATATAGGAATCTCAATGAACTGTTGACTTACACACTCTGGTGTCGATACAGTGCGGATAAGACCACCAGGAACTCTTAAATAAGTGACTTCACAACCAACTTTATTTGTGTCACAAACTACGTATTCAAAGCGTTTTAAAGCTTTTAGTTTTAGCTCATCTACCTCTTTGAAATTAGGATTTTTCTTTTTGAACATGCTACTACTCGAACTGACGTTTTAAATAACTAAGAACGCTTGGAAATTCTTTAACGTCTTCATCTGATAGCTGTAACATCTTTTTGTCAAATATCAACTTATCACCATCTATGGTGTAATTCTTCTTAATAAGGCTCTTAACTTCACTCACAGATAAGTAAAGTTGATGCTTCGTAGAAGAAATCATCTTTATACCAGTTTCGTCTAAATTGATTATTCTCATGGCGTTCTCCGTTTAATTTTCTATAGTTTACAGTCCAATTGTGAAATTGTAAAGTAAAATTTTATGATTAAACGAATTTATTAAAAGGATGGCTCCCAATACGTTGTGGTACCGTCAATACTTCTGATACAAGTATCATTCAAGAGTATACACATATCATAACCAGGATTACTCCAGTTTGAACCAATCGTCATTGTTCCTGTTCCAGATGTGATTGGGAATGTACCACCGTACATATTTATATCAAAAGAGTTGAGCGTCATCCATGCGCTAGAAGGAATATTGTCTTTTGTCCATTCGTTGTTATAATCTTGCGCATATAATACTTCAACCATTGAACCGCTTTGAGTATATTTGAAGAACACATACATATCCATTCCGTCAAATGTTACACCACTTGCTAATTCTCCAAATATTGGAACGTTTGCACCAAACATTTGACTATATGGGTCATTTACATTCCAATAACATAACGAGTTACCTGATATTTCAAAAGCACTCGCTTGTCCTATTGCCCACGAGCTTGAATCATAACTTAGTTTAACCTTTGTTATAAACTCAAACTCATCTGTTGGTAGAGTATAATCAGATGTAGCATAGTTGCTATAGTCTGTAGAAGATAATATACCAGTTGTTGTATCTAATGTAGGAGTTCCTACCAAAGTAATATTAGAGGTTGGCAACGGGTCTAACGTAATCGATTCAGTTTGATTAGAACCTGTTAAGGTGATTGTTCCAGTTGTAGCTGCTGTTGTTGAAGTTCTTGCCACTGAATAGTCAATGGTTTTACCTGCACCATTTGCGATATTGATTGTATAAGTACCACTAGATTTTGTAACAGGTATTTCTATATTACCAACTGTGAACTTTATAGAATCCACAGGGTCATTTGTAATTGAAACTGTTAAAGTTACATAAGATTGTGGTTCAGAGATACTGACATTTCTCGTTTCTCCTTCTGTGAGGTTATCAACTGTTTGATAATCAGCGATGTTACTACTTGGGAAATATGTTTGATATGGGAAATCACCTACACCAAAACTTGAGTATGTATTTATACCAGGTACTTGTGGATTCCAATATACATCTGTGCCAGTTTTTATATAACAATCTGCAAGATGAATTGTTCCTGAGAATTGACCTGCAGCATTGTCATATCCAATCATATCACCCCAACCAAAATCTGTACGAAGTGTTAAGCTGTTAGAACCTTGTGTGTATGTTATTCCATCTGTTGACAGATATCCGTCAATAGTCATATTTGTTTCATCTATAACAAATTTAAACCAATATTTAGTATTTGGTGATAAACTGTTTAATCCAAAATCTAGAAAATTGTAACCATATTCATATTCCATGATTCCTATTGAAGTACCATCAAGTATGACACTGTAATTCATTGGACCATTTGCTCCATAGAAAAGTCCTTTCCATCCAGTTAAATCTGATGGAGTTGTAAAACAAATAACTGTTTCTATAGGAACAGATGAAGAAGGTTTTTGTACATCATATAAATAGTTATTTGAATTAAAGTTTGATACATCACCAGTATAAACATCTAAAGTAGGATTACCTTGAATACTAAAGTTTGAATACTGTCCTTTGTTACTTTTTACAAAATCTTTATAAGATAAACAAGTAACTATATTTGGGTTCATACTAAAGTTAATTGTGGCAGCACCAATGTCATATAGGATAGTAGTATTAGTTCCACTAAACCCGTTTTTAACATCATCCCAGTTTTGTAATATACTTTCTAGTGTATATGGGAAGTGAACACTACATCCTGTAACACCTCTTAACATACCGTTAAATTGATTTGTATATGTGTTTCCGAAACTATTGGTTGTTAAAGCTGGAAAAGATAAAGATTGTAAAGATGTACAATCAGCGAATGCATATTGAAGAGCATTGTCTGAAGTAATAGATGATAAAAGTGGCAAAGAAACAGAAGTGAGTGATGAACAACCCTCAAAAATATCATAAAAACAGCTTGAACCAGATAAACTTGTTAAACTTGGAAAAGACGCTGATGTTAAATTTGAACAACCCATAAAAGTTTGATAACAAGCTTTTTCGTTTGATACACTAGTTAAGTCTGGGAAAGAAACTGTGGAAATAGTGCTGTTAGGAGCATGTTCATACCAAACACCACCAAATTGATTATACAATACACGACTTCCAATATCCCGAACACCTGTGAATACTAAATTTGTAGTAACTCCAGATGGGTTTTGTAATACACCATTAGAATCTACATTACCAAGCAGACCGTCAAGAGTGGCACCATATTTAGTAGAAGTACCACCGCCACCTTCTTGCATAAGAATGGCTTTACCATCGTCTAAAATTACTTCACCTGATGTATTAACTAAAACTTTTGTTGTCATAAATCTTTACCCCATGCTAAAGTTATTTTGTTTCTATTTCTTCGTTTTCTTCGATTTGTTTTCTTTTTCTTTTCATTATGAGTTTTGTTAACCATTCTCTAATGAAGTTGTTCAACCAGTCATACAATGGTCTACTGCATAATATGACAAGACCAGTTATACCTACTCTTGTTCTGCTGTCATTTATCCAGTAGTTTAACGCCAAATAACAAGAAGAACCTATTACAATAGCTATCAACATATCTTTGAAAAATTGTTTTTTTGTTTCATATCTTATTATACCTGTCATCAAGCAGACAAAGATAAAAAACCCAAATATTGTGATGTCTATTAACAATTTTTCATTTTCTAACATTGATTCACCTCGTTATCAAAATTATGAGCCACCGTTTATTGCTGCATAAATTTGTTGTATTAAAGCATCTACTTCTGCTTTTGTGTAATACTCTTGTTTAAGTTCTCTCCAAACAGCTCCATTTGTAGAAATTGTATAATCTTGCGATGCTGGAATGGTTGAACTACTAGTAGATGGGAAAGCTTCGTTATGACGAATACGCCAAGGAGAGTTTGATGCATATTCTTTATCTTCATTTGACATACCTTGTAAGTTGCTAAGGTCATTCTTTAAAGCACCAGCACCACCGTTTTCGTTATATATTTCGCTTGTTACATTTAATTGTGCAGATAAATCACCAGATGATATGTTTATTGTATCTGTTACAGGTGTTAAACCATTTTTAGGTTCAAATCTAACATTTCGTATAGTACCGTCACTTGATACATCTGATATTATAGCTATAAGATTTCTATATGCGATGCTTAATGGTTTATCACTTGAATTTTTTGCCACATAATCATTGTTTGCTACAAATCCAGTTCCACTACTTGTAATAGTATCCAATTGATAACTATAAACGTTGTTACTTACATATGTTGAAGTCAATGTAAAAGTAGCATTAACATTAGTTTCAGAAGTTATGGTTAAAATATCACTAGATGTAAAGTTTTTATATCCACAATTCTGTTTTAAGCTCATAGATAAAATTGACCCATTTGCATCAACAGAGTCTATTTGAATAGTTAAGTATCCTGTTGGGTCATCAGTTAAAAGTATATCTGTAAGAAAACTATCACCATCTGAGAAGCCTTGTGAACTACTTACTACGTTAGCAGAATATGAAACTATCGGGGTTTCTGGATTATAGAACATTGCATCCCAGTCTGATACATTTGTTAATGTATTATTTGCAAATACATTGCTGTTATTTAAAGTTTGTTCTACGTATGATACAACAGCTTGTGTTTCTGGATATCTTCCAGGTTGAAGTTGGTTTATATCTATTGATGAATCTTTGTTTGTTGTTTTTTCTATGTTTAATGCTGGTTTATTTACAATTTGTTGAAATGTATTATCAGAAACATTAGATAAATCAGATGCAGCTAACACTGGCCCACTCATTTCGCTTGGTCTATTTGACTGGTCTAATGTCAAATTTGTAGTATTAACATTTGCCAAGTCATTGTATGATAAAGGTTTATTTCCGCTAGTTCCATCATGGATTGTACTGCTAACTAAACTAGATGTGTTAATGTTAGATGTATCTGCATAACTTAATGGTTTATTACCACTTGTACCATTATGTTTTGTAGAATCTACTAAGTCAGCAGTGTTAATATTTGATGTGTCAGCATAAGCTAAAGGCTTATTTCCATCTACTCCATTATGAATTGCAGATGACACCAAGTCTTTTGTATTTAAATTATTCGTAGATACATTAACTTTTGTTTCTAACAACTCATCTACTTCAGATTTATCTGCAAGACCATAATCAACTAATGTTTCTTTAATTTTTTCTCGTTCAGTTGAATCATTTGTTTCTTCGATATTTGATAAATCAGCACATGCTAAATTCTTTTCCCCTACTTCATGGCGGTCTTTTGTCAATAAGTCGGTACTGACATTAAGCATATCAGCTCTAGCCATAGGAATACCACCTCTAGTGATACCATTGTGTAACCTTAAAGTTGCGTTAGCGTCTGTACCAAGTTCTCCTGTATCTGCATCTGGGTTACCTAAGTCAACAACTACTTCACCTTGAACTCCAGTAAAAGCCAAGTTTTCGTTATGATTTCCTCTTCTTAGTGCTACAGCTTTTGTTTCTACAATAGATGCCATCTTACTTTTCCTTTATAATTCTTATTTGTTATCAAAATCTATACGAATAACACATTCTACTAAACGTTTCGTTCCAGGGTCTCTATCTATGATTTTACCTATACATCTACCGTTTTTAACAGTCGATGCTGTACCAGGTTTTATTCTTGATAAATATATTTTATCACCAAAGTAGTTTATAGAGTTTCCATCCATTAAAACAGGAACTCTACCGACCAAAGCTACAGGTAAATAGTTCTCATTTTTCTTTTCACCTAACTGAAGACCTGGTTTACTTGAAATAACACCATCAGCTTCAAATTGAGCCTTAGAAATTTCTTTAGTACCTGCACCAAATGTAATCAAAGTACCAGGTTCGTAAAACTTATCTGCTTCATAATATTCAGCTAAGTCGGCCCATTCAGCACGATAAGCTTTTCCCCAGAAATCAACTTTACCATTATCCCAATGTGTCGATTGCTTTTCAGTTGTTATATCAACATTTTTACCGACAACCATTTGTTTCCATTGAATGTAAGTGTTTACATAGATAGGATTATTCCAACTATAACCAGCTTGGCTAGAATCAGTAGGTAGAGTTTTCTGAATATAATTGTTTTGAAGAGTTTGTGGTGTTACAGAATATTTACTAGCAGCTTTTCTATTTATTACTACATCTTTGACTTGAGCGTCTGTTGCATATCTAGTTGTACCATAATTAGTTTCACTTGCTTCATTACGTAAGTCTAAAGCTAACTGCATTGAATTTTGACCAGTAACCCAACCTAAGAAACAATCTGTACGTCTTAAAGTAGGTTTACCTTTATCATCACCTCTGCCACAATATACAGGTTTGTTTAACCATTGTGAATCAAAGTTCCATACATATCTATTTGTTTTTGCAGAACTAACTTTAAATCTTGCCCCATTACCATTTCTAGGCATTTGAGAATTTTTGTCATAGTATACTGAATCACAAATATATGAATCATTACCTAAATCAATAGCACCAGAAGTTGGTCCAAGCAAAAAGATACCATCTTCTTCAACACCTGTTGTAATTTCACCGTCATTGGTAACAATTTTTACTTGTACCTTCAATATGAGGTTTTCTTTTACAACAATATCTAAAATATCACCAGATTGGTATCCGCTACCACCGTTGTATACTTTTACTTTGTATGTATAGCTATCTTGGAAGTTACTAACTTCACCAGAATATACAATGTTATCACCTACACGAAGACCAATAGGCATTTGCTCATTTAACGTTAAATCTTCATCTGTTTCGTAAATACCTTCTGCTCTTTCGTACTTTTGTGTTTCATCACTCCAATATACAAACATGTAGTCTTGCACATCATTAGCGAACTTATCTTGACCTACATATATATAGTTAGTTGTTGGTTGAAAATACGCCCAGTCACCTGTGTAACCAGTGTAATCACCTGTTCCAGTATTTAACGGTCTAGGAACTGCTAAAGCTGGCATATTAGAACCAAAAAGGTTATCCACTAAGTAACAGTTATGCGGCATGCGTGAAGAATCTGTTGGGTTGTCTAATAACGTTTCGTTTGGAACTTCTGGTAAGTCCATTTCGTAATCTTCTATAACGTCTAAATTAGAAACAAAACCTAAGTTACTTAAAACTGTGTTCATATAAAACTTAAGTCTGTTACCAATTCTTGTTTCACCTACAGCGTATTTTGTGACAACAGAAGGTAATGTAGCTATAGCAAACAATATGTCATGAACACCGTCTGCATCTTTTACATATAATCCAATTGTACCAATGTCCCATTCTTCTTCACCAGTATCTGAAATTGCATCGATAGGTAAATCTAAAAGATATTGTAATCCACCAGTAGAATTATTGTATCTCCATTTCAAAATACGTTTAAGGTCTTCTACGTTATGTTTAGCATTTAGTGTTCCTACAGTGTAAACAATGTTACCACTTGCTAAAAGATTTTCATCTGTCCATTCTATAAGAGGTATACCTGGATTGTTAACGGTTTGGTCGATTATTTTTATACCACTTATGGTGAGTTTATATCCACCTATGACTGTGTCAGTTAACGATTTTAAGCCTTCTGAAGTAATAACAAGTCTATAAGTCTCATCTGGTGCACAAATTACCCAGTTTACACCGTTATATTGCTCTAATTCCCAACCATCTGTATCATTACCAATGGCACAATACATACCTGCTTGCAATTTATTTGGAAAATTTATAAAATATTGGTCACGACTTATAGGGTTACCTGCACCAGTACGTCTAGCGAACCAAAATTCGCTGTCTATCTCATAGACTTTCAATTGCTCTTTTGTAACTAACATTTTTATCTTAAATCCTTTGGTTTAAATCATATATATAAGAACTAAAAAAGAATGTCTTATACGTTAAAAAATTAACTATTTTGTTCATCTTGGTTAGGTATAATGTCTATTGCTACACTTTTTGTAGATTGAGTATAACTAATTCTAGCTACTTTACGTAATCTTTCACGAATGTTTGAATTACTAGAATTTTCTGGTATGTCTCTATAACTAGTTGTAGTGCTCAATTTCTGTAATATATACATGTTATCTAACTCTTCTTCTGCGTAAAATTTAGGTTCACATTCGTTACCTTGGTCATCTAAATTGAAGAATTTATAAATATCATGTCGTGGATATTCATCGTGATGATACTTTACAATGTTACCGTTTTTATACCCACGGATAGTGATGCTAACATCTTGTGATGATTGTACACCTGATACACTACCTAAAAAGGCACAATATAAGTCGAAAATTATGACATCATCGAAATCGTTCTTATATAAGTCATCTTTGAATGAATTTACATTTATTATAACGTTTTCTGTTGTATAATAGTATGGCGACCCTTCATGCGTTCCTTGGTTGTGTCTACACCATTGTACCAAAGCGTCAGGGTTATATGCCATTTCACTTGTCCAACTGCCAATTTTAGTACTAACATATGGTATTTGTGCATAATCTCCTGTATAGTGACCAACAGCTATGTTGTAATTAGAGTTTTTACTATTAACAATCCTTGTAAATGTATCTAAGTGACTGCCATGACCAGGTATATGTGTATAACCAAATATCAAATAATCTACATCTTTTACTATGATTTGTTTAGAAACTGTTCCGTATGTATTGAATGAAAGAGTTGTTCCATTGTGGGTACTTGTCAATGTATTTGTATAATACCAACGATTTGTTGTTTGTTGAGATGTATCTTTCTTAAATTCTGCTTTAGAGCTTGTGAAGTTATATCTCATGTCTGTAAAATTGTATCTTACCCCATTGTTGTTATTTACATATGTCATGTTTGTAGGTAAAAGAACAGTAAGATTATCTATTTCAGTGCTGCCATTGTATACTTCTACAGTATCGTTGATTGTATATTTAGCTAAATCACAACTCCATATTGCATTGTCTTTAGTGTAAGAATAATGTTTGGTATAATCTTCGTCATTTAGATTAAAACCATATTCTATTCTTGAATATACATTCTTACCATCGTTTAGACTTATGTATATTTTATTGTTTTGATTCAACATACTTCTTAAACCTCTGGTCGGTTGTACACTATTCTCAATTTCTAATTTACTATCTACAATCACTTCATTGTAGTTTCCGTTATTCCAACCGACAGCTTGAGCTTCAGCGAATGTATACCAACCTAGACCAGTTTCAAGTGTCTCTTCTTCATTTTGAGGATTGTCGTTATTCATTGTAGCGAGTTTCCATTCGAATCTTGAAAACTCCTCGTTTACAGTAGCGTATCCTAAAGTCCAGACACCTTTTTCACAAAATACACTGTTTGGCCTTACATATTCAAATCTATTGTCTTTTACTATTTGTAATTTTCTTATCGTAGAACTATCTATCACCTTGGTTACATTTGATAAATCTTTACTTACGATATAACCCTCTTCTTTGTTATCATAATTTATAACAACTGCGTAGAACCAATCTGTTCTGTCGTTATTTGGTGTGCATGTGACTGTAATAGTCGGCACATTATCTGTTATACCACATGATAAATTTGTTATAATAGGTGTTTCGTTTACATTTTTCTGTGTAGATACCCAATCTGTATGATTCAATTCTTCACATGGGAAGACACCAGTGACTCTTTCTACAATCTCAATGTCTTTTTCTTCTCCAGTCTCTCTATATAACTTTTCATCTCTACCGTAGTTTTGATAAAAATCTACAGAAACTTCCAATTCGTTATTATTTTTATATGAGAACGTAGGATTTGTAAACATGTATGATTTTAACTCTAAAGGTGTGTTAGAAATAGCTTTTCTATATGGTAAAAAGTCAGGGTCATTACTGAAATATTGTTCTTCTACTTGATAAGTCTGTGTAGTCAATAAACTCATTGGTTGGACAGGCTCAGAACCATTGTTATTTGGGTTACCGAATACATACATTTGAGTTATTTGATGAATATATACGACAGTAGAAGCCATTTCGTAGAAAGTGTCTTTGAATATATTCATAAACGTATCATAGTCTAATTCTATTGGTATTTGTGCATAGATTTCGACATGGTTTGTTGGATACCAATTTTTATTTCTATCCCATTCATACCATGTAACCCAATGGCCAGAAATTTGTTCAGCTACAGAACCGAAATCGTAAAAATCAACTGGGTCATCTGTTATATACCCACAATCTACACTAGGCTCATTTGGTCCCATGACTGGACTTGTGACATAATCATTTTTTAAAGGTAACACAACCGATATAGTTTTTTCACCTTCTTGGAGAGTGTTAGAATATAAGATGTTATTTTCTTCATCTAAGACTTTATATGTATATGTTACGTTGTTATCTAGTGGAAATTCAAAAACAGTTTCATTGTCACTTGTTTCTGTTGAAGAAGGGAATATTCTGTGATTATCTGAATCATATAGAGTTACCAATAAGTTATTTGGTGTGATTGATATTATGGCAGCTTTTGTTTCTCCATTTGAGATAACAGCTGGAACAACTACTTCGCTGCTTTGTCCAACGTATTCGTCAAGCACAGCTGTACTACCAGATATTGTATATCTATAGTCAGGGTTTCCAGTTGTAATCGTTGTTTCAGTTTTAGTTTTTAGTATGAAAGAAAAAGTTATTTCATCCCTAGATAAAGCTGGGCCAGATTCTGTAGGATGGTATCTGTCAATGTACCCATCGTTTATAACTGGATAATTTTGATATCTTAAAACACCTTCAAAATTAGGACTATTTGCAAGATTAACTGCTCCATCAGCTAATTCACTTACTTGTCCAAAGTCCATGACATCTGTTTCATACCTTTCTTTATAATTTGCTCCTATTTCTTCTGGTGTTCTAAAGTCAACATATCTTTGTGCTGGACCGTATTGGTCTGTGCTTTTAAGGTCTTTTATAGGTGTGAAGAGTTGTTGTATATTTAATATCTTTCCTTCGTTTCTAATTGCGTTATAAAAGTTGTAAGATGCTCTAGTTCCAACTGTGTTATAAAATGTTCTCAATTCTTCTACGAGTTGGTGTTTTTTCTCTAAAGTGAGGTTTGTGACGTTTATTTTTAGACCTAAAAAGTTAATCAAAGATGATATATTAGAAGAATCTACTTTGTTGATATTTCTTATATTTCTTAATCTTTGTATAGAATCATAAGTCTCATTTAACAAGACTTTCTGGAAACTCATTAAAAGTTCTTTAAACAATGTACCATTCAAATCATATTGAGATACATATTTCATTATAGAAGGTGCATCTGGTACAGTTATAAAATACTCTGTAGAAGTTAAATAAGTTTTTACAAATTTTTGTATAGTTAAACATTTTAGAGAACGTTTTTCGAAATCCTCATCTACAATCATGATACAACCATCTGTATCGTTTTCATGTAAGAAAAACCCTGGTCTTACATCATCGATTGCTAACTTCGCTACTTTATCAAAAGTAATCATACAGTCATATGGATTTTCTATAACAAAACCTCTGTCATCTTTCGGGCCATAAGTTAAATATCCGATATTAGGTGTAAATATCAAGGTTAAGCAGTCTCTAGACATTCTGTAATATTCTATGACATCAACACCTTGTCTAATTATAGTGTTTAGTCTTACATAACTACCAATCTTTTGTATATTTGTTGGAGGTAACAATTCACCGTTTTTAAAGAATATATACCTTTCTGTCGTATAATCTTTTAAAATAAATTCTTTTAAAATAGGATTCCAACTAAACTCATCTTCTACGTTACCTTCGTAAAACATATCTGAAGAAGTGTATACAACCACATTGCTCATGAGGCTTTGAGAATGTATATTTTTTATTGTTATAGTGTTATTTTCTTTATCAATTATGTATTCTGATTGAGATAATTTATAGCCATTTATAAAAACTAAAACTGTGTCAGATAAATTTGATAAGGTATTGTTATATCTATCTTTTCCAGAAATAACTGTATTTGGATTGTTAAGATTTATAAGAAATTCGTAATAATTTGAGCTATCTGTAAATTGAAATAAATCAAGAGTTGTTTGTGGTTGATTTTTAACCATTAACAAGTTATCTGCAATTGTATAATCACCTTTAGAACAAATCAGACTGTCACTAAATAAAAGCGTTGTCATGTTTATGTTCTCGATAATCAGACTGCTTTCTACCTGTATTTTGTTTATTTTATTTATGAACTCAGACATGGCTACTTGTATTCTTTAATCACTTCGTTTACTGTAATGTAAGTTGAAATTAGGAACTCATCAACTTCTGCTTCTATGTTATCAACAGGGTCTAAGACTTTACACCATTGTACGTTTGGAGTTGACATAACAGCTGTGTAGATATCAGAAAGTTTTAATCCTTTTCCAATATAATCTGGTGTTATCTTAAACAACTTGCTTACGTTGTTTTTGATTTCTTGAATTATCATGTTACTTGTTATAGAAGCACTTGTGGATAAAAATGCGTTTATTGTAATAGGAACTTGTCTTACTTTAGGTTGTACAAATTCCATATATGTCGTAAAATGATTATATTTTTCAATAATCGGTTGGTCTAAATGGTTTGTGTCTTGATTATCAATTCTGTTACCAACAAAAGAAGATACTACTTCAATATTGTTGTTTGAATCAATTGATATTGTACCGTTTTGACCAGGTGTTTGACCATTGCCAGAAGCAAGTGTAATTGTGATATTCACTGTTAAACCAGTTCCAGACCCTTGTTCACCAATATAAGATGTTGTAACAGTACCTTGTTCGTTTTCTTGTATAAAGTCATTAGTAATACTATCTGTATTAACTAATAAGTTGTTTAACCAAATAGCTTGGGTTACTTCTCCATTAGTACCAGTAGCAGTTATTTTTAACTTCAATTGCCCATTTGTACCGTCTAGTTGAACTACGTCATTTATCGAATAACCAGAACCGAGGTTACCAAATTTGATAGACTGGTATCCTATTCTATAAACATCTTTGTCTAGTAACATTTCACCAGCTGTTTTTATATATTGGGTACCTACTAAATTTGTACTTTCTTCTGAAGATTCTGTTTCACGTATCGTAACAGTGTATACACCGTTTACAATATTCATAACTTTAACTAAGAATATTGTTTTTACACCATCTTTGTCATACATATAAGCTAAAACGTTTCCGTCTTCATAACCATTTTCTACAGTTATACCATTTGCTTTTACATTGTAGTTGTATAACAAATAATCGTCTTCGTTTATCAAATAATTATCTAAATAGCCAGTGTCTTCTTGTATTTCAGAATCATCATAAAGAACTTCTTTTGGACCAGGACTATATCTTGTAGGAAAGTTTACATTTAACTCGCCATTGTTTGCATAATTGATATAAGAACAATCTTCTTCGTAAAGAAGTTTCATTTTATCAATATTTATTTTAGCATTTGTAGATGAGCTTGCCGTTTGTTCTGTACTATAAAATTCTATTACGAAGATGTTATATTTTTCTACTTTATTTCCATTTAAACAGTTAGTCGGATACCAAGTTGTCCAATAATTCATTTCAGAGCTTGGTTTTTCAACATAGGTTTTATCAATAATTCTTGTCCAATGTTCACTGTTTCTAATGTTTTCATAAGAAGGATTAGCTTCTTGAGTAGCGTACATTGCAAATGTACCGATAAACCTTTCAGATGGAGTGGCTTGGAATTTGACACCTACTATACCTTTTCCTTCTATATGGTCACTATAATCGATTATAATTTGTACAGGTTGGAGCAAAGAAGGTGTTTTCGAACTTTGATAATAATGCTCACTAGAAACGTTTGACCTGATATTTTTAATCGAACTACCATCAAAACCAGGTTCATTGTTTGGGTTATCATTAGTTTTGACAAGGGTCTTTGTAAGTTTTTCAACAGATGTGATGTTCACTACTAAAGATGTACCTTTTGTATAGCGTTGGTTTGGTATAGCAGCACAAGGTCTTGATTCACCTTCACCAGGCCATGCGTTAGGGTCAGTTGTATTTAATATTTGTTGTTGTAATTTCAAATTAGTTACGGCTCCTGTTGAATTTACATCAGTCACTAACACACTCAAACCGTTTTCTAAAAGAACAATGTCACCTACTTTATAATCTTGACCAGCAGTGTCTATCTCGTTGTATGGTTCAAGTTGAATGAAATATGGGCATTGTGAATATAAACTAGCTTGCCATTCTGGTAACAAACTATCTCTAGGGTCTTCTCCGTTGTCGTTTATGAATAAGAAGCCTTTAGCACCAGTGTCTTGCATTAAAACAAACTTTGTTGGGTCAATGTTATTAGCAATTTTCAAAGAATAAGAACCATAGAATCCTCTGTTACTACCGATGCTACCAGTGAAATTAAAATTGTTAGAAACATAACCAATGTTACTATATGGATATACTTCAAATGATTTCAAACCAGTGTAATAAACCATGTTCATCATGATAGAATCGTATGCACCAGCCATATTAGATTGTTCGTATTCACCCCAAACATTTGATGCTAAATACCCACATTCGTTGTCTAACATTGCAATATAATCTTGTCTACGAATAGCACGATGACCAGAAGCATAAACCCAAGGTGAAGTCATACGCAATGTTTCAAGTGATTGTGTACCAAAACCACCATAGCTTGTAGAAGTTGTCTTAACGGTTAAATCTAAATCTTCTTGATTACCATAAGCATCTGTAAACATTAAACCGTTTTCTAGTTTACCATCAAGTCCTATTTCAGACGTATTACCAGATTCACCATCGTTACTTACATAGTGAATCAAAAGAGTACTACCAGCTACAGGTAAATCACCAAGTTGACCATTACCTAATTTTAAATAAGACCTACCATCTGAATCTGTTCTCAAGACAAGCATTTTAGTTAAATTAGGGTCACTTACATAATTCTTTTCATAATCTAAGAAATTATCTGATACAGACCATTCTTCACCGTTTACATAAGCCCTAACGTAGTTTTTGTTAGCTTTGAAGTCTGTAGAGAAATAAAAACGTTCGTAAGGAATACCAGAAGTAGTTTTTGTAACTTCTAGAGCTTCACCTTGTATCAAAACAATGTCTTTAACAGTTTCTACACCAGCAGGAAGTAATATACCATGTGGATTAAAATATTTTCTTCCATTGATAATAAAAGAAGTTTCAGCAGGAACAGTGATGTTCATACTGACTAAATTGTTTTTTGTAACAGTTGTTATAACCTGTGCTGAATTGTTTCCATGTATAACGTTTCCAAGAGTAACTGCTAACTGATAAATACCTTCTCTACTGAAAGCTGTGTCTGTGTAACAGTTAGCCATTGTAGATACGATAAAATATTGTAAGAACGCACCATAACCAGCAAATACGTTGGCCAAAGCTGTACTTGTCTCAGATGGGTACATTGCAGCAAAAGTAGGTGAATCGTTTGCCCAATTTTCAATAATTGCGTTGCGTAAACTATCAATATCGTATACTATATTATCTAATTTCATTTTATCTTTTTCCTATTACTCTCATATAGTATAAAGAACTATTATTTTCCAGAAACTCTTGTTGAAATTGAAGATGTTATGTTATTTAAACTTGGAACACTAAAAACAACGTTTACTTCATAACTATTCATGTCTACTCTATACACATGAATATCAGCTGGACTTAAACTAACTCTAGGTTCATTTTGTTCAATGTCTACATAAAGAAAAGCAACAATGTCAGCTGGTTCTACATTGTTTTCAAATAGCAAAGAATACAGGTTTGTTCCATAGTCACGATTAAATGGAACAGTACCCTTTGGAGTTGTTAAAAGTCTTTCGATATTTTGCTTTATGGCGTTTAAATCATATACAATGCTGTTTAATTCTGCATTAGATGTATTAAACTTTGTGTTCAAGTCTGAATAAGTCGTCATTACATGCTTCTTTATAAGGGAAATACATACATCAAATCTTCTCTTATTTAGAACTTATTTTTAGTATAATTGTTTATAAAATTTTGATATTATCCAATACCTGTAGTAGTTGGTATATTACTCTCTCCAGTTTTAACTCCTTCAACAGTGTGTGTATGTCCAGTTAAAGTAACATTGTTACTATTTGCTCCAACTTCTGCTTTAGAGGTTATGTTTCCATCTACATCTAACTTACCTGTTATATGTACATCACCTTCTAATTCAATTTTTGGTGATGTAACAGTAGCTTTTTCTGATGCTTTAGCTACAAGTGTTTTACATTCAACCGTAGCCGTTTTCTTAGTCTTTACAGTTATATCATCTTCAGCATTTACAGTAACTTTTTTGACTTTATCTACGTCAACGTCACCAATAAAGTGTACGATTATCTGGTTTTCGTCACCAGTTATATCTATTCCTATAAACTGGTCTTCATCAGCAGTTATACCGTATGTATTTAGGTATTTATCACCATCTGGAGTATATTTTGTTTTTTTATAAAGTGCTCCTAGATAAACCAAGGAGTTTACGTCATTTTGAATAGCTAAAATAAGTAATTTTGTTCCTACTTCTGGTACACAATGGTCAAATTTAGGTGGAGTTTTACCTTTGGATTGATTTTCAGCATCATCACCCTCTATACCTCTAAAAGCTCTATCTACTCTTGCAGCCCAAGGTAATTTAGAATCCTCAATTTTATCATGTATTTTAGGTATACGAACTCTAACACGATAGTTTTTAGTTGGGTCATCATTATCAACTACTGTCGCAATGTAAAATGGATTTCTGTCATTTTTAGATTCTAAATACATTAGTTCGTTTTTCCTTTCGTGTTAAATCCTTGCATTACAAATTGTATTTTTGTAGCCGCATGTTTTTGTGTAACGTTGACATCTATGGAAGCTACCATACATTTAGCACTTAATGATTCCATTTTAATAAATTTATCATTTTCAGCATGTACATCATACTCAATGTTACAAGTGTCAAACAAATGAAATGCTTCAAAGAAAGGTAAGATAGAGTTTTTCGTTGCTATTGCTGTACTCGGTGAGAATCTGACAGATAAAAACGTTGAATATGTAGCTAAAATTTGTCTATTTTGAGTTAAGGCCTTAAAATAGTTTTCATTATGATTACCAACATTAAATGGAAACCAACCTTGACCTTGTTTAGCAGGGCCATTCTTACACACACAAGTTGATTCTGATGTCTTTGTTAATTCATTAGACAAAATATTTTTATAATCGTATTCACATTTATCATCTTGCATAAAGTTGAATACGTCAGCGTCTATTCCATATGCACCTAATTTAACATTGTTTAATCCAAAAGGAACACTTGATACAACTGGTACGCCTAAAGACCCAACTCTTATGTTTTGGCAATTACCACCAGCGCAACCACATGATGAACAACCTGCTCCAGAGTTATTAGGATTAAAACATTTTACGATATTCTTATAATAAAGTTTTTTGTTTCTATCTATGGCCCACATCATAGCAGAAGTATCGTCTGCCCAACCATATTGACAGCAGTAACTTAAGAATTGGTATATGTTACGTCCATTTGCAATCCAAAGTTGAGCATCTTTTGTGTTATCTATATCCTTTTCTGTAAACTTATACTCTGTGGCACAATTTTCAAAGACTTTAGACGTTGTACAAGGACAATTTAGTACATTACCATCACCATATCCAGCAAGAAAATCGATGACACAATTGAGAATAACTCTTACGAATATACCATGGTCTTCTATTTTCTCAATACCAAATAATCTAAACACATAAGCTTTCTCGTTTAGCTTTTTTATCTCTGGTGGTAATTCGTCATTTAATTTAAGTTCTATTGTAACCAATGTACCATCTGTCAAATATTGATTGTCAAGCCAAATATATGGGACTTCAACTTCAATTTTACAAGTTGGTACTATGTCAGATATAGATTCGTGTAAATTAAGACCGTAGATTGTACAGTAATTTGCCTTTTCGTTACTTGAATCATAGAAATAGATAGGCTCTTGACCTTCAGGTACAATACCTAAAATCAAAGTGTAAAAGCCTTGTTCAATCGGCATACCTATTGTAGATTTTCGTTCACTCATGGCTATACTATCGTAATTCTCTTTCCAATTTCACTTTCTACTCTATTCTCAAGACTATTTGTTTCTGTGATGAAACTTGATATCTGGTCAGTTGAGTTAATAGAATATATCCAATTTTCTTTTATAGCAGTTAAAGGGTCGTCAAGTCTATTTAAAAATAAAATCCACCACCAATAATTTTGAGAACCTAATATAGAATGTTTAGCAACAAGTTCTGGATAACCATCTTCGTCTTGGGATACAAGGTAACGTTGCATTTCTTCAAAAGAATACCAGTTGTCATTTAACCCTTGATATAACTTTTTCAATCCAGCGTTAACGTCAGAACAACCTTGTCCATTGTTATCAACAATTCTTTCTGTAAAAAATGAATCATATTTTATATTATTACTCATTGTTTGTTATCCTATTAGATTTCCACCATTTCCGATTATTTTGGAGATACTGAAGCGTCTTGAATCGTTTGTGATGTTGGTTGAGCTACTTGTATCGCTTTGTTATTACCACCCCATACACCGTATGCTTGAGGTTGTGATGGATTAGTAACAGGAGCACCGTTGAAATAAAAATCTTTTCCTGTGTTATACACATCCTTTCCAAGTTTTTTAGCTCCTTCTTCAATATAATTTATCATCTTTCCACCAGCTTCTAACACCTTATCAACGTTGAATTCACCTTTACCTTGGTCATCTTGTTGATTCATCCAAAGCATTTTTGTATAAGTACCTGATGTCAATGTCTCAATTGTTGTTATGTCAATAGTAACTTCAGCTAAAACTGGTGTTAAACTTCCATCACTTCTCATCATTAGATTTTTTGTATTTGGATAATTAACGGATATACCTTTTATGATACAGTTGTCTATAAAGAGCATGCCACCTATTTGTACCATAATTCTTGCTCTATTTGGTGCAAAATTAAAAGTTTTCTTGTTGTATGTGAGGTCTATATTTAACGGAGATGGAGCTGGAGTATAGAAACCAAGTGCACTCTCAGGGTCTAATGTCGGAAGACTTAAACAACCAAGGAATTCTAATGCTTCTTTCAGATTAGTTCTTACTTTTGGTTCAGAGCAATGATAAGAATCATCGTCAATCACAGGTATTCTTAACTGTATTCCAAGTGGCTTTGCTCCACTCCAGATTAAGAAGTTAGCAGCTCTGTTTATACCAGAACGAAAATTTGAACCTATTTTTGCCCAATTTCCACCAGCCTTCATAGCTGCAGCAGAACCTAATTGAAGTGCAAGGTTACCAACGCCTTTGAAGATATCACTTAAAGGACTTCCCCATTCAGAACCAATTCTATATTGGAAAGTATCTGGTAAGTTACCAGAGATGATATATGTGCTATCAGCACCAAGCTTTTGACCGTTTGTTGTGATACCATCAAAATCTTGAACATATATTCTTGTCTGGTGATATTGTTTTAGATAACCATATTTACCAGAATCTACATTTATGTTTGAGAAATCAAAAGATTTATGGTTAGTTGGATTAGAAGACGTAGATGCATTGAATAATGAGTTTGTGAAAACTAATGCTCCATTTGATGTAATTTGTTGTGTTCCATTGTAAGGTTGTGTATTTGGCATCTTTTATATCCCTAATCTGGTTGTTTGACCAATGAGTTCATCACTTGACTTTCAAAACTCCAAAGACTTGATGAATCTGATGACCATGTATCTGCTACTTCTGACTGTCTTTCTTTGTCTTGTTTTTTCAGTATGTCACTTGTATCTTTAGTAGATTCAGCTATTTGTTTGAAAAGATTAGTATATTCAGTTTGTTGTTGTATCTCTTCTCTTTTACCTTCTTCGATTTGTTTTTCATTTTGTTTATTAACCATTGTTTCTGTTTCTTGTGTGACTGTTTTTTGTTTTCTATAATCATGTGGTCCTTGTACACCGTTTACTTGTCCAAAAAAACCTTCACCTTTTTGTTTAGCTTGTTCTATTTCTTGTGGAGTTAAATTTGTATTTTGATACATTTCTTGAGCTTTCGTTCTATCTTCATTTTCAACGTTGTCTGATTTAATTCCAAAAAGTTCAAGAATTGGTTTAATGAAAGGTATGTCCTTTATATAATCGACAACCTTGTTAATAGTATCTTTAATTGTATTCCATATAGACAAAGCTTTTTGTTTAATCCAATCTACACCTTCTTTACCAACCTCTTCTACCCAATCCACAACTCTTTGTGGACCACCGTTTTTTACCCAATTGAAAATGTCTTCACCAAATTTTTCACCAAGAGCAAATAATCCATTAGCTATACCTTTTACAGCCTTCCAAGCCGTTTCTCCAACTATTTGTATTAAACTTTTAGAATTTGCGTTTTCATTACCTTCTTCGTCTTTACCATTTATCCATTCAAAGACACTTTCACCTAATTTTACTCCAGCATCGAATAGTTTTTCACCTAAAGTTTTTATACAGTCATACGCCTTTTTACCTAATTCTTTAGGGTCTATAGTAGGTAAACTTATTCCAGCTAAACCTTCAACAGCTTTATCTACTAAAGATTTCTTTTCGTTCTTTATTTCACCACTTTGAATTTGTGTCTGTATATCACCAAGCGCATAAGTTTCTATTTCTTTTGCTGTATACTCTTTACCTGTAGCTGGATTTATTTTTCCTATATATGGTTTGCGGAAATCATCAAAAGTTTTATCTGTGCCAGAAACTACCCAATTCATTTTACTGAAACTAAATTCTGTATCTATTCCAGCGTTTCTTGGAATATTTCTATTTTTTATACGGTCCCACACAAATCCACCAGCTGCACCTAAGAGTGCACCTATTAATAATCCTTTTATCCCAAACTTTGAACCAATTAAACCACCTGCTATAGCACCTTCTATGGTTTCAGATGGTACATTTTCAAGTGGAGTTCCTTTTGTAGATTCTTCTACAGTTAAGTCAACTTCTTTTAGAAATGTACCAAAACCATAATTTTTAATTGTACTAACGGCATTTCTAAGAGATTCAGTGCCTAATGCCAATCCAAGAAGTGCACCTTTTGGACCAGCTAGAGCAAAACCACCTACTACACCCTTAAATTGTTCAGGTGATAATGTAATTCCTAACGGTTCTAATAATTCATTTAGTTTTTCGGCTCCAATGTCTATAAGTGTTGGTCCTTGAACTTTAGTTTTTATTACACCTATAGATTCCCCTAAAAGATGAACGGCTAATCCAGCAACAGCACCCTTCCAACCAGCAATTGCAAGTCCAGCAGCCATACTAGGAAGATATGCTTGCATTGTATTCACTAAAACATCAGCGTTTTCACCACCGATTTTACCTGCTAACACTTCTTTTAGCCATGGACCAATTTTTTCACCTAATTTAATAGCTAAATATGCTCCTATTGCACCTTTCAAAGCGTCTATTAGTAAACCACCAATTGTTCCAGCTATTCCTGAAATAAACCCAAGAGCTTTAGAGAAGAAACTTTGTCTTTCTGTATCTTTAGGTTTTGAGCTTTTAGTCTTATTTTTTATCGCACCAAGAATATCATCTAGTTTTTTATTTAGTTTTTTACCTTCGTTATCTTCTATAGCTGAGGAACTCTTTCCAGATATTCTACGACTTGGTGCAAGAGCTTTTACTATCCCACCAACAGCGTTTGTCATAACTTTAAGAGGTGGAAGTAAAACCTGTTTAACAACTACAGGATTCAACATTCCACCTGTCACGGCTGATAAAGCAATAGCAGTAGTATTATCTCTTGTGTTTTGGTCTACACCAATAGAAGAACCTACACCATGTGTTCTACTATATTTTTGAGAATACTCGGAGTAATGTTTTTGGTCATTAGCTAAACCGAGTTGTGCTCTTTGAAGTTGTAATCTAGACAACTCTAACTGATTTGCTTTTATTTTCTTTTCATCAGCAGTTAATTCTTTTTCAGATTTCTTGTTGATAGTCTGTATTAATTTAGCAATGTTATTGTTTAAATCTTCCAAAGCCTTTTCTTTTCCAAGTTGAGTTTGTTCATCTTGAATTTGTTGAAAAGTCTTTGGTTCTTTAATCGTTGTTGTTATAGTTGCCATTTCTTCTTCTTTTTAATAAAACATATTTTCGATTGAAGTCCTTCCCTCTTTCTCTTGCTGTTGGTCTATCATATACTGTTGTTGTCTATCATATAACCAAATCATGTAGTCCAGTGGCATGTTGTCTAAATCTTCAAAACTCATGTGGAGATTTCTAATCAACCACCACTGGCACTCTAATATGTCATTTATATCAAATTGCGGAAAAAAACTCTTCTAGAGCTAACGTATAGCTTCTAGTTTCCTCCTTTCCACATTTTGGACATTTGACAGTAACTTCTTCTCTTACTCCCCAAATCGTATGTGTGAACCAGTCTTCAATTGTAGTAATATCCTCAGCTGTGATATCACCGTTAGAAGCAGCTTCGTATAATTCATCTACAGATTTATTTTTAGAAATTAAACACAAGTCTAATAACAACAGTCTCATTTGTAAGTCATCTGGGTCGATTTTATACTTCTTTGTAATTCTATCGATAGTTAAGTCATCACCCATAGTCTTTTGACGAATGTCTACTTCACCAAAGTTTTCTAAAACGACCTTAGTTTTTAAATTTTCGATATCTTCAGGTGTATAAATCTTCAACTGGTCTATCTTCAATTCATGTCTAATTTCTTCGTTGCATCTTTTGTTAGTACCTGGATTTCCTTCATCCTCAACAATGTTTGTGCAACTAAATCTAAGTTTTACAGGATATTTAGCGTATGTGATAAAACGAATTTTATACAAAATATATTGTACATCAAACCAATACAACTCTTCAAAAGTCATTGCTGGATTGTCAATCATCACCAACTTCTTAATGAAATCGATGAAATCTTTATTTGTTTTCTGTTCTTTAGTAGACAAAGACAAAATGTATTTTTGTTCAAGTGGTGTAATTTTTCTTACACTAAGATTGAACTCTTTGTCATAGAGTGATTTTCCTGGTATATCGACAGCGTAATATTCCTGCGCCATTTTAGTTCTCCTTTTTAAATTACGTATAAACTTTATCTATAGAATAATCATCAGTGTTACTTACTAACAAGTTGCTTATAGCTTTGTCTACTAAACTTGACGGTGAAGTAACAGTATTCTGTATAATAGAACTATATGCTCTATTAGCATCAAAACAAATTTTATCAACTTTAAAACTTTGTGTTATCACAAGTCTATTTGGTGTCATAGAATATTTAAATTTGAAGTTTTCTTGTGTATTTGGATAACAACCCATTAACGTAAAATGGTAAGTCGCTAGATTTTCTGACTGAAGATTACCTGGCCCATATACATAAACTTCAATATTCTTTTTATAAACTGTGCCAGGGTAATAAAATTCACCATTAAAATTAAATATCATAGAACGCCATGCTTCTAGGTAATACTGAGATAACATGTTAGCTTCACAGAACATGGTGATTACCACATCGCTATACGGTTCAATATCTGATACTAAATTATAAAATCCAGTTCTTACACGTCTTGTTTCTGATTTAAAAGTTAATGGTCTAAAGTTTATTTCTTCTACAATTGGTTGATAACTGGTTAAACCAACTACACTTGAAAATTTATCCCAAAGTGAACCTAAAGATAAAACACTACAACCACAATTACAAGATTCTCTGTTTTTATCATAATCAACTAAATCAAGTTTGGGCATAATTACCTCAAACCTATCGTCTGTAGCACAATCTGCTATATAATCTACTTGTAATGCTGATTGAAATCTAAACATGTTTTATTCCATTAAAATAAATTCTTTATGTTTTTAAATGTGTCTAATGGTTGGTTACTATCAATACCATGGTCAAATAAGTTAGCTACACCGTTTACCAAGCTGTAAGAATTTGCGCCAAACCAATCGTAATTGAAAGTGATTTTAACACTAATTGGAGAAGAATCACTCGGACTTAAATTACCAACCTCATAAGATATTGGATATACACCTCTTAACCACAGTGTACGCATACCGAGTTCTTTTCCGCTAAATGGATATTTCACGTGGCCACCTAATTGAATTCTTGCTACCGTTTTATATAAAACAGATGGTAAACGTGTTCCTGCTACTGGCGAATTTATGATATCACACCAAGCTTCAATCGTATTTAATATAGACCCCTCATAATCTTCTGTCACTTCAACTGTCCAAGTACCAGACCTATCTTGAACTTGTCCCAATCTTCTAACGTGACCAGCTATAACAAGTTCTGTTTGTGAAATCTTTGCACCAGGATAACCATAAGAAGTACAACGTAATCTAAGTTCCTTTGGACCTGTTGTGGCCATATTTCCAGACACTACACCGACTATCTTTTGTTCCAATTTAGATAACAACAATCCAGGCGTATCAGATATAATGAATTCTACCTGAGATTGTTTAATCGGGTCTTTTAAAGCTCTTATTTCGTTTAATTTTCTTAACATTTCTTTTGGGGGATTTATTTTCTATTTGTAATATATTTAATAGAACTAATGGAAGTAAACAAAGTTCACAAAAATATTCTTTATTTACATAAAGAAAAAGGGATAGTCGTGACCATCCCTTTAGACAATTTAATGTTACATTTAAGTTAGTCGATTTCATTTCCCATTAAGAAATAGTTGTAATTGAAAGTAGCTGTTATCTCAATTGGATTTGAACTACTTGCTTGAATACTTGGGAAACTAATGTTTGTCGGGAATACGTCATAAAGTCTCAAATCGTATCTTGTCATGCCTTCTGGCTTTGGTTCGTACAATTCTGGATTAAGTAAAGCAACGTTTACAGTAGCGCAATAAGCATCAAGTAAAGAAATTGTACCATTTTTATAGTTGTGATACATGTTTAACCAAACTTTCATTGCTTCTGTAATAGCAGAATCCCAAACTTCTGTAAAGGTAACAGTCCATTCACCTTGACGTGTTTGTTTACCAGCGTATACACGATGGAATCCACCCCAATCAACTTCTGTCTTATCACCAGTCAGTGTAGGGAACCCAAAAGTTTGACAACGAAGCTCTAAATCTTCTGTTTTTACTAAAGATGTCAAAGGAGAACCAGATGGAAAAGAAATGACCCAGTTAACGTCAAACATTTTCAATGGATCCTTTAGATTCTGAACTTTACTTAAAGAATGTAACATTTAATTTTTCCTTATATTTTGGTTTAAAGTTGTATCATTTATAAAATAGAACTTATTTTAAATTAAATATTGTAAGAATTTTTAATTTAATTTTCTTCTTTTTTCCAAATAAATCTCATAGAGCCTGCGCCATAACACTCGAAAAGCTTTTTCTGGCTGACTAATTTTTTAAATTCATGATACTTAGATGGACTTCTACTAAATCTTTTTGTACTATGTACTGTTACATAGAACTTATCTGGTCCAGTAAATCCATCTAACTTAAAATTACATTGTTCATATCCTTGACCATTGAACAAATTCCAATCTGCATAGCAAAGTACAGATTGTGGGTCGTATTTCTTAACAAAATACGAAAAAAGTTTACTTGTACCCCCAACTACAGAGTTATTACTAGCTGGACACCCTCTAATCCATTCCCATTCAAACTGTTGTTTTTTAGATTTACCTATGTTTCTAGATTTGCTGAATGAAGCTATTTGTACAAGATTGTTTTCATAGAACAAACCTAATTTCACAGATGCTTTATGATAACCTTGGATGTGATTTTTCTCACAAAACGACTTATATTGGTCATTATCTATCTCTTTAACAACACATTTTCTTGCGTATATAGAATTTTTAGATAATATCCCTAATCTTGCCTTTAAAACATCTTTAATTATATCTTGTTGATTTTTCCATTGGTCTTCCCAAATTTGAATCAATTGAATACCCTTTTGTTTGGCAATCATAGATTTGTTGTAATGATAATTTTTTGTAATTACACCCTCTTTTTTACCATTTAGACTGTGATAATATGACCCGTTATACTCTATTCCTATTCTTTTTTCTGGAACATATACGTCTATCTCAAATCTTGGTGTATTTTTAGAATTACCAGCACCTTCTATGAGTTTTTCTGTTTTAAGACCTAAACTTTCAACAAATTCACGTATTTCAACTTCAGCTTTAGATACAAACTGTACACCATTCTCTATATTTTCTTCATATACCTTATTAAGGAAATCTTTATCTTGGAATGGACTTATTTTTCCGTATTTTTCAAGATTCTTTTCTTTTCGTAATTCTTCTTTATGCTTTATCCCACACTCATAACAGCAAAATTTATGACTTGGTACTGTAAAAGTCTTTCCTTTTCCGTTTATTCCACCACTAGACCATATTTTTTCATTTTGCGAATTCCAGTTACCTTGACCTTGTTCGTAGTAATATTCTTTACCACATGTCTCACATTTTCTAACTCCTGATTCTGGTAAATTATATTTGTGTATCATGTGGCACTTATAAGAACAGAATTTACTACTTTTAGAATGAGCAGTACCTTGTATCTCAAATTCTTTATTACAAACGATACATTTTGCAATTTTAGTCGTTTGTTGTTTCTTTTCTATTATCTTATTTATTTCTTCTTTAGACTTTCTTTTCCAACCTTCTTTTATCTTTTTGTCATTATAAGTTTTACCGCATTGATAACAACAAAATCTATTTACGCTATACCCACTACCACGACCCTTGGATTGTGTGCCATCTTTTCTCCACAAACCAAGTTCAGGATTAGCGAAATATTCCTCGCCACAATTTTCACATTTGTATTGATTGTTCATTTAGACCTCTTTTTTATATTAGAACATAAACATACAAAAGTAAAGTAAAAAGCAGGTTGACTAAAAAGTAACCTGCTTACAAATGAAATTCGTTTCTATGTGATTAGAACATGTTTTTTGTTGTCCATACCCAAAGTACACCAACAATTATTAAATATACAAGTATAACGCCTATGAATATATACATTTCTAACTCTTCATTTTATCAGAAGTTAATTTGAGGTCAGCATATTCTCTTTCGTAACGAGTTTTATATTTACTGTATTTTTCTGTTCGATAAGCGTATAAACTCTTTACGAAATCTTCAGGTGTGCTTGGCTTATATCTGTCTATAGTGTTTATAACTAATCTGTATGCACCACCTATACCATGTTGGATTATAATCGAGTGTAAAGCTGCTTGAACTACCATGTCAGTAGAACCCCAAGTTGTTACCATGTCTAATTTTTTATTAGTATCAAACTTTTTATAAGCTGGTTTTATTTGAGTTTCTAAAATGAATTCATCATATATTTTTTGGAATCTTTGTTCTTTCGATACTTTTTTCCAAGTGTTTTTAAAAGTTTCAGTACCAAGATAAGCGTTGTCATATCCACCTGCCTTTTCTAATTCGTTGTAATAATGCAAATTGTGTTGTTTTAGATAAACTAGAAATAAGTCAAAGGTAGATTTGTTGCCACCTACTCTTTTAGTTGAGATTTGCCATTTTCCATAAGAATGTCCAACGCAATCTTTACTGATAGCTGAATATCCTTTCCCACCGTGCTCATATTTTGCTACTACTTCATGTTCATTTGAGAGCATTGAATAGTTGGTTTCAGCTTGAGCTATATTAGGGAGAAAAGATAACAATTGTACTGTTAAAGCCGTACAAGCTATTTTGTTTATCAAATTATGTTCCTTTAGTTGTTAATCCAATTTTAAATTTTAGATGTCCATACTAATTTCGTTTCAGGTTGATGAAAAAATGCAAGTTTATAGAACTTGTAAAAAATACACTTTTTGAATTTTATTATTCTGACCAAAATTTTATCCGTTTATTTTCAATCAATTAGAGGTGTTTTTCAGCAAGTACATCCATGGCTCCAAAGTCGATACTTTCTTGAGCTGACATCCAAAAATCACGATTACAAGCTGTTTTTAACTCTTCTACTGATTTGTTACAACAGTTAGCTAAATGATTGAAAATACTGTCATTTGCCACAACTGTCTCTTTCATTGATATTTCCATATCTTGTATTTTACCTTCTATACCAGAAGAAACAGAATGTAGCATAATTCTTGCGTTTGGATAGACTTTTCTATGTCCTTTTTCACCAGACACAGCTATAACAGCTGACATACTAGCTGTCTCACCGATGACTGTTGTATAAACTGGACATTTTATAATGTTCATGGTTGAAATTATAGACCAACCTTGCGCTACTGAACCACCAGGTCCACTAATCAACATTGTAATCGGTTTGTTTTGGTCTGCTGACTCTAAATACAACAACTGAGCTACTGTAGATTCTGCTAATTCTTCATTTACTCTACCTATACAGAGTATAATTCTATCGTTTAACAATCTGGTACTCAAGTCAATCATTCTTGTTGTACCATTCTTATCTGTATGTAAAACTCCTGGTGTTCCTAACATATCACAACTCCTTTATTTTTAATATTCCATGGATAAAAAGACCAAAGCGTTTGCTTTAACCTCTATCTTATCAGCATATTTTTTAATGTAATCAAATTCTTCTTCAGAAAATTTAGATTTATCAAAAGTTTTAGCTGTCCCATTAATTTTTAAACAAATCAATCCTGTGTAAGCATCAAATTTTCGTTTAGCGACTACATGATAACCATTTTTTGTCTCTAAAAAGGTTTCAAAATGCTCTCCACATAACTTTTTTATTATATTTACTATCTTCATGTCTTGAACATCAATGTCAAATAACCATTTACGAGCATCTTTATCTGAAGATTCATCTTTCATAATGTTACTTTGAAGTAAATTGTCTAATATTTTTGGTGAATATTCACTTTTGGTTGAACCGATGGCACAATCTAAGTGTTTATTTATGTCATTTCTTATAGACAACATGGTTTTCGAATAAGATTTTCTATCTGTACACATATACAGTCTGCATTTGTGTAATTTCATTATATCTGTCATCTCTGTTGCCCAAAACCAATGAAAATCTCTTAAGTCTTTTATAATCCAAGTCTTTATAACTTGACTTTCTTTCATTTGTAGCTCTGGATTGTCTTTTCTACGTTTAATTGCAACAAAGTAATAAAAAGACTTTGTTGGATTGAACTGAAGCATCGGTTTTATCATTTCAAAACTGTTAAATATTCTTGTCATAACATTTTCCTATGCAGGGTCATCAGATGGATTAAAATCTACCACGTTGATAGCACTTTGCTTTTCAACTTTATAAAAAGGACCAACTTTTTCAAGCATTTTTTTAAGTCTTGGACGTATAGACTGTTCTTCAAAGTCAACTACACCATTTTCGACAACATTCTTCTTACGAAGTAAAATACGAGCCATTATACGACCAAGTTCATAACACATATTTTCATCGAACCCACGTGTTGTAATCGCAGCTGTTCCAACTCTTATAGCGGAAGACTTAGACGGCTTAGAATCACCAATCATCATGTTTTTATTACAGATTATATCATAAGAAGTTAACAAATCCTCTGCTTGTTTACCATTTATGCCAGTATCTCTTAAATTTATAAGTACCATGTGGTTTTCAGAGCCACCACCTATAAATTTTATCTTTTCTTCTGTATCTTCTTTCTTTATACCGTTTATAAGAGCTTGCATGTTGATATAAACTTGTTCCATGTAATCCCTAAAGCTTGGTCTTAAAGCTTCTATAAAACATTGACATTTAGCAGCAACTAGAGCTTCGTTTGGTCCACCTTGAATTTTAGGGAATACACCAGAATTTAATTTTGAACACAAGTTTTTATCATTCCAAAGAATAATACCACCTCTTGGTCCTCTTAATGTTTTATGAGTAGTAGAAGTAACAACGTCACACCATTTAAGCGGATTATATTTATCTTTCCATAGATGAGCAGCGATGAATCCCATTACATGAGCTGAATCAGACATAAGATAACATTTGTATTCATCATCTAAATACCAATCTATAACGGCTTCGTATCCTCCTTCACTGTTTCTAGCACGGATTTCATATTCGTTTCTTAAATTTTCATTATATTCATCTACAATTTTTCTAATTCTTTCGTAATCAATACGTTTAGAATAAGCTGAAGCTCCAACAACTAATAATCTTGGGTGATGTTTTTCAAGTTTTTCTTTGATTTCATCATAATTTAGCTCACCATTTTCGTCTAAACCATAATAAAATGCGTTATAAATACTTCCTGTTGAAGAAGCTTTAGAAAAATGTGTAAGATGACCACCGTATTCTAATCCCATACCTAATACAGTGTCACCTGGTTTCAATAATCCAGAATATACAGCTTGATTAGCTTGAGAACCAGAATGAGGTTGAACATTAGCGTAATTACATTCAAACAGCTCACAAGCTTTTTCTATTGTATATTCTTCTAGTTTATCAATAACTTCACAGCCTGCATAGTGTCTTCCTTGTTTAGATATTTTCTTTGGGAACCCTTCTGCATATTTAACTGAAAAATGTGAACCTAATAAGTCTAAAATATCTTGTGATGGATAATTTTCTGAAGCGATAAGCTCAATTCCATCGTTTAATCTTTTTGTTTCTTCTATTTCTAATTCTTCTAATGTGGAATCAGTCATGTTTACCTCTTATTTATCAAAAAAGTGAGCCCATAAAGCAAATTCTATAAAAGCTTCTATGAATCCAATAGAGCCAGCGATTGTTAGTTTATCTGTAATAGCTGGGTCTATTTCTTTACTTAAGCAATTTGTTATAGCAAGATAAATTAAAAGTATGAAACATATCATGTTTAATCTCCTAAATTTCAAGTTATTAACGTTTTTAGTTCATTAAAGCTAAATTGTAAAGTTAATTTTCTTCTTTAATCACAAAACCACTTTTTCTTTTATAATACGTAGTATTATTTTAAATTTTTTCTTTTTTGATTAATGAATCTGAATCTTTTCTTATTCTCTTCTTTTTCTTTTATATTACTTTTCTTTTTCTTTCTTTTCTTTTGTATTTCAGCATGTGAAAAATTTCAAAATATTTTTCTTTTTTGTAAAAATTTACATGTTCTAACAATTATCATAAACTTTAACACTAAACAAAGATTATACAAAACAATGAGAAGTAAACTAGACAGCGAATTGAAGATTGAGATATTAATCAAACTTGCTTTTGGTATAACTATCGAAAATCTTATGGAAGAATATGACTTAACAAAAGCTAAAATTGTTAATTTAAGAAAGAATAATTATAAGTTGTACAATGAGTTTTTTAATTATTGGAAGATAGACAAAGATGTTGCTGTCTTAGACTTATCTCCAAAATATGAAAGAGCTTTGTCGATTATAAAGAAACACTTTAAAGATAAAGTTAAAATCTTATCTTCGGATGAAATTTTCGTAAAAGGTAAGAAATGTACATCGTCTGATTTAATTAACATTGCAGACGAGATTTTACAAAAAGATAATATTAGGTGTTTTAAAGAAATGCCTATCTACATAAAAAATCACTATTAGAAGGAAGGAAACAAAATGACTATTGTTAAAAAAGACATGGAATTACCAGAAGAATATGCTTCAAGACAACAGTGGGCCGAAAACCAAAAGTGTGTATTCATGAATATGCTCAATGGTGTTTCATTTAACACTGTGGATAACAAATATCACATGATGCCAATTCAATATTCTGATGTTAATATGGAGGGTGAAAAAATTAGGTTTAATGATAACCGTGAGTTTATGGTTATCTACTCTTGTTTAGCTTCAGAATATGCTCATAAACAGGAAGTAAGAGATGAATGGTGGGCTAAAGCAAGAGAGTTGATTGAGGGATATAAAAAAGCTCAACAGATGGAAGATTATATTGCTTCAAATAACGGTGTAGACCTGAAAAAGATGCGTCAAGAAGGTAGTTTAGACGAGGAATAACATGACATCTACTTACAGTAAAATCAAAAGTATAGCAGATGACATCGGATTATCAGAATCTAAAGTCACTATGGTACTTTATGATTACTTAAGTTATTGTTTGCAAGAAGCTCTCCTTGACAATGAGTCCCATACAATTTTTGGTAAACTTAAGTTAGACGAAAATGATAGATTTGTTTTACAGAACGATAAGTTTGGGTTAATAAGTCTATTAGGTAAAAAAGATTTAAAGCTCTTACGTAAGATTGCTGAAGATGGTCCAGATAGTTCGGTGTTTCAAATATGATGAATAAAACAGAACATATGTTTGAAGAAGACATAAATGACTTTTTAGAAGAAAGTTTTGATTTATGTAGAACGAATCGGGAAGAAATTTATTGGTTAATTACTGTGTTGCGTGGATTTATGAACATTGGTAACAAAAGAATAGAACCAAAAACAGATGTTTATAGGTTGAACTATTGGCAATGTTTGTTGAATCCAGCTATACAAAGACTAAAAAAGAAATATTGGTGTTAGCATGGAAAAGAAGAAACGTGGTGAATTTGAGTTATCCGATAGTGAATTAGGGTCAAGAGAGATGGTTCTAATTGCTATGAGTATGCTTGAATCAAGAGGGTACCCAGGCTTCGTTGAGCTTCTCTCTATATTAGAAAAACCAGAGATAATCTTAAAAATAATACGTTTTTTGTATGGTACAACTATAAAAGTTCCACCGTTAGGTGAGTTTGTAACTTGTTTAAGAGCTGCTGAATATACCTATTGCGACTTTCATAAAATGTTGAACAGGAAATTAGCAGTTCAACCTAAACAAATACAAGAAGTTTTGGACATTGACGATGAAGAAATGTCTAAAATACAGGATGTTTTTCAACAATGGATAGAATATACACATAAACAAGGTATCCATATTGAAAATCTAATGCACATAAACAGAAATAACACTGTGAAGAGAATAAAAGCTATACAACAAGGCACATATAAGAAAGGACAATACAAATAAGGAAAAAGAAATGGCTGGAGAGAACGATTTACCTAAATATTGGAATGAAGACACAGGTGAAGTGTTTGAAACATATCCTGAAAATACACAGGCTTTAGTACCTCAAGAAGAAGTACCACCGCTTCCTACTATTGCTGAACAAACAGAAATTGTAAAAGCATCTGAGGTGAGTAAAGAAAATATGACTATGCTCAATTCTCTCGTTGAGATGAATAAAGTAGCTGAAACGTTAAATGCTTTAAGGTCAACAGAATCTCAAGAAATGAGACGTAATGTTTTAACAGCATGGTGCGAATCGTTTGTTAATTCTAGAATGATAAACAATGTTGCTGCTGAAAAGTTAAAGGCAAGAATTTTAAATAAATTAAGTGACAATTTAGATGTATTAGATTTAGAGACAATTTCACGTATTTACAATGACTTACATGAAGTTTCGGCTGTTGATATGCAACAAGCTAATTCTATGGTTAGTGGTAATATGGGTGGATTTCCTCAATCAATGGGTACAACTGTAAATTTAAACTTGGCAACAGGTGAAAATGGTGTTGTAACATCACAAACACTAAACGCAACACCACAACAAGTAGGTCAATTAAAGGAAGTAACACAGATGAATACAGCCATAAAAGGTTGGAGTAATGTAGCACTTCCTAGAAAAAAAGTCATGGATGCAGAATTCGAATTGGAACCGAAAAAGGAATAATTTATGGAACAGTTACCTGCTGACATTGAAGAAAAGTTAGAAAGACTTCCAATAATACCTTTCGATGGGTCACAAGAATTTCAAGAAGTTATTTTTTCTAATGATTTCAATGACATATTCGATTACTATTCTAAAAATTATATGCCTGATGTGGTAAAAAGTAAGCCAGAGCTATATCAGCGTGTATCTCTCTATTTGACACTCACTAATCAAGACACATCTATTGTTGAACAAACTGATGAAGTTTTATACAGAAGACCATGCCCAGACATTCATACGTTTTTGAATGATAATTTTTACATGGGTTATTCAAACGCAACTCTTTATCCGTTTTGGAAAGATGTTTTAGAAAATATCTTTAAAGATGGTTCGCCGATTCGTAAGACTATTTTCGGCGGTTCAATTGGTATTGGCAAAAGCACGGTAGCCCGTAAAGCATTTTTATATGTGTTATATCGAGTTCTTTGTTTACGTTACCCAAGAGCAGCTTTTAATATTGACCAAGATTCTACAATTGCAAATGTTGTTATTGCTACTACTTTAAAACAGGTTTATGAGGTTAACTTACTTCCTTTTGTTAAATTGATGGAAAGTATGCCGTGTTTTCAAAGAGTTATGTCTGTTAGGTCATTTGAAAATTTTAATTTAGATGACCCTCATTGTCCGATACCTTTTAATTTATCTAAGAGCGATGGTACTGTGTATTTTCCAGATAATATAATTTTAACAAGTGGAAGTAATGCACAACATTTCACTGGTATGAACGTAATAAATTCTTTTTGTGATGAGATTAACGATTACGGTACTATTGAAAATACGATGGCTCTTTTGAATACATTAGATAATCGTTTTAGTTCACGTTTCCAAGGCTCAGATTTAGTGTTTCAGTCTATTGTATCATCAGCTCGTACAGAAAATAGTGCAATGGGTGAATACATTAGACATTTACCTAAAAATGACCCATCTATATTGTTATTATCACCAAAATTATATGAAGTTAAACCAGACCCAGAGTTTAGAGGTGATGGTACAGTATTTTGGGTTCAAGTGGGTAATGGAAGTATACCTTCTAAAATTATTACAGACCCAGGTGAATTAAAAGCAATAGAAGATAAGACTTATGAGGTACCAGCAGGTTGTGTTTTAATTGACGTTCCTACTCCATATCGTTCTAAATTTGAATTACAGCTTGACCAGTCTATACAAGATATCGCTGGTATGACTACAAGTGATAATAATAGTGTATTTAGAGATACAACACGTCTTGAAGAACCATTTTTAACTCCAGAGATGTATTTTGACGTAAGTATTCGTGAAGATGTAGATATATTATCTTTAATTGAACCATATAACTTGTTTGAAAAGACAATAAATGACCGTTGGCAATTTAAAAGAGCTCCTTTGGCAAATCGCTACATTCACGTTGATTTATCAGGTGGTGGTTCAGAAGGTCAATGTGATACTGGATTGTGTGTATTACATAAAGAGTGGAGAATGAATCCTAACACAAAAGAAAAAGAAGTTATATATGTTGTTGACTTACAGTTGTTTATAAACGCTAAAAATAAAGTCGATGTTCATGCCATACAAAATTTCCTTATTAATTTAGTAACAGATAAAAATATTCCAGTTCATACAGTTTCTTTTGACCAATATAACTCTCTTATGATATTACAACAATTAGAAGCATCAGGTTGTTTTGTTAATGTAGAGAAGGTTTCAGTTGATATTAAATTAGAACCGTATACAAACGCTGCAAGTCTTATGGAAAAAGGTCAAGTTAAAATAGGTAACGCTCCAAAACTTAAAAAAGAATTAGAAGCATTAGTCATTGATAAAGGTAAAGTAACACGAACAACAGAGTTAAAAGATGGTCCTGATAGTTTGGTAGGCGCAATCTGGGATGCCCAAATGAATTACAGTGACTTTCCTTTATATGAATTCCAAGACCCAAGAGAACAAAGTGTAGAAGATATAGATAATTACGAAGATTTAATTGATACATCTTCTGAGTTACTTTTAGACTTGAAATAAAATTGGTTGAAAAACGAGTTTTTGACTTTACATAATCACGAATCTAAAATATAACCCAGTTAATGATAACACAGAGAGGGATTTGAAATGGCAAAAGTTAAAGAAGAGAAAACGCAGCTTGATAAAGATGTTGAAGCAGCTTTAGCTATACTAAATAAAACATTTGGTGAGGGAACTGCTTTAACCTTTGATAGCACCTATGTTCAAAACATTGATGTTGTGTCAACAGGTTCTTTAAATCTTGATGTTGCACTTGGAGTTGGTGGCTTGCCTATGGGTAGGTTCAGTTGTATTTATGGTGAACCATCATCAGGAAAAACAACCATTGCTCTTCAAGTTTGTGCAGAAGCTCAAAAGAAAGGGTATCTTGTTGCTTATTTAGATAGTGAACATGCTATGGATATGGGTTATGCCAGAGCTTTAGGTGTTGATTTAAAACATTTACTATTCTGCCAACCAGATTCTGGTACTCAATGCTTTAGAATCGCTGAACAAATGTTAAAAACAACAAATGTTAAGGTAATAATTTTCGATTCTGTTACTACCATGATATCAGAAGCAGAAGAAAATAGTGAAATGGGTGCCAATAACATTGGTAGACAAGCTAAAATGATGTCTGATGGATTAAAAAGGCTTACTCCATTAGTTTCTAAGGCTGGTGCAATGTGTCTATTTATTTCACAGACACGTAAAAACATAGGCCAAATGTTTGGTGATATAGATACAATGAGTGGTGGTGATGCTTTAAAATTTTATACCACAATCATCATGAAAATTTGGAAAAAACAATCACCTATGACAGAAAAAATAAATGGTGAAGATATTGCAACATCAGTAGAAACTACAGTGAAAGTAACTAAAAATAAAGTTGCTCCTCCGTTTCGTGTAGCAAAATTTATTATCAGATATGGAAAAGGTGTATCTCAAACAGAAGAAATAGTAGATTTGGCTGTTAAATTCGGTTTAATAGAGAAATCTGGTGGATGGTTTAGATATAAGGATGAAAAAATTCAAGGGAAAGATAATGTTATCAGTTGGTTAAAAAATAACGAATCTTTGCAAGAACATTTTAAAGAAACTATTATGAAATACATAACAGAGAAACAAAATGAAATGGGACTTGTTAGTAACGAAGAAGAATCTCTTGAATATGACCCAGAAACAGGTGAAATTATAAAAACAAATGAAGATTAACAATTTTAATTTTAGGAAAGGAAAATAAAATGGCAAAAAATAAAGTTATTTCTGACCCAGCAAGCAGTCAAGTGGATAAAGAACGTTTGATTAGTCTTGTTGAAAGGATTGAACGTATAAATGAAGAAATTGCTGGTTTGACAGAAGACCGTAAAGACATCATGCTCGAAGCTAAATCAGCAGGTTTTGATACAAAGGCTATTAACCACGTTATCAAACTTCGTAAAAAGAACGCTTCTGAAAGAGAAATGGAAGAAGAATTGTTTACAACTTATGAACACGCTGTTGGTTTGTAAAAATATAATTTTACTTTTGGTCTAAATTTAATATACTCACATATATTTAGACTATGAAAGGACTTTACATGAGTGAGAATGTGAGTTTTGGTAGAGATAAGCTTGACTGCTTTGCAGAATTTGTACCAAATTTAATTTTAATAGCAGAAAAGCCGTTAGATGACGATAAAGAAGTCATCTTTGACTCTAAAGAGGGACAAAACTATTTAGATTTATGCTCACAAAGTAGATTTAAAGACATTCTCACTCACGTTACATATATAGATGATTCAAAAGACATAAGTTTTACAAAAGATATTCTGTTTTCGATATTAGAATACTATAGACAGAAAAATTGTTTAGATTTAAATAATCTCATAGTTGGTTTTATTGGTGAAAAAGCTTTTAATGCTTTTTACGATGATTACGATTCTGTCGGTGTAGATGATAAAAATAGCGTTATTCTAGATAAACAATCGAAATCACTTAGAGTAATTATGTCTAGTGTTAATAAAAACTATAGATTCAATGTACCGTATGTAATTTTACCAAATTTAGATGAAGATATAACAAGAGCAACTGGTGTGTTAAATCAAGCTTCTAATTTTAAAAAAGGTGTTAAAAACCCTTATTCTACGACTGGTGACGTAGTTAAAAAATTAGAATTTATGCTCGATATGTATCAAAAAGGTATATTGAAAAGTTTCTGCATAGAAGGAAAGATAGATAAAGAAACGAATAAATTCAAATATTGTAAATTTTACGATAAACAAAGTAATGAAACTTGCTTCTATAAAAAGAAAGATGAAATTTGCAAAGATGACATGGCAGAAACAGTTAAATTGTTTAGCAGTACATTGTTATCAGCTGTAACTACAATCCCAGTCTATGGCAAAAACATTGAAGAAGTGATAAATTGCTTTAATGACAACGTAAGAGATAAAATAAGGATTGCCACAGAAGAAGACATTAAAAGTGAAGATGTAATAGACCAAGATTTTAGAGTGTATGGAAGTGCTAATGGTGAACCATCAGCTTGGTATGACAAATGGTACAAAGAAGCGTTTTTACCAAAATTAAAAGACCAAATAAGGGAAAAAGATAAAATAAGGAGAAGAAATACACTGGTACGGGATGGATATTTAGATGAACATAAGTACGAGTGGGTATACGATATTGAGGTATTTAAAGAAGATTGGTTGTTAGTTGCTAAAACGCTAGATGGAGAAAATAAAGTAATTTGTTGGAATGACCCAGAGCACTTGAAAGTTTGGATTGCAAATAAGATTCTAATTGGATTTAACAACGCAGCGTATGATAACAATGTGATTAAATATGCAATGGGTTATAATACTGCACTATCTAATTATCAAAAATCGATTAGCAATAATGTCAAAAAACCATTAACAGTAAAAGAATATTCAGACCTTATAATCAATGAAGAAGGAGATAAAGAATTCACTAGTGACCCAACAGTACCAAACTTTTTATCTTGGGATTTATCTTTCCATTTACCATTTGATGTGAGACGTAACTCTTTGAAAAAACTTACAATGTCAGTTTTAAATAGAAAGAATTATGATTCTTCTGTTCCTTTTGATATAAATAGAAAATTAACTAAATATGAAAGAGAAGAAGTTGAAAAGTACTGCGAAATGGACGTGGACAACACTCTAGCTTTATTTCTGCCTGACCCAGAAGATGTTAAAGCTAAAGAGTTAGACCCAAAACATGAAATGAGAACGTTTGCGAGAGAATCTTACGATATTCGTTGGAATATGATAGTAGAATATTTCATGACACCAAAAACTTTATCGAATAAATCTGCTTCTTTTGCTGGTAAAGTTTTATGTGGGGAAGATGCTAAACCAGACTTACAAAATCAAACAAAATTAATAAATGGAAGAAAAGTTTATTATTCGATTCCAGAGCTTGCTGAGAAAGAGTTAGCAGGAACAGAACTTTTAGAGTTTTATCATAAACACCAAGAAAATCCAAAATATATAACAGAAAAGTTTGAATGTTATCTTGGTCCTCATGATGACAGTCACTTATATCAATTTGGATTCGGTGGATTACACCAAGCGTTAATAAACTTTGGTAGTACAAATTTAGTTAACATGGACGTTGCTTCACTGTATCCATCATTGTTGGTGCAATATGGTTTAATGTCAAGGGGTGCTAAAGCCAATCCAGATTCTTATGAACAAGTGTACCACAAACGTCTTGAAGCTAAAAAGATGTCTAAGACAAGTCATGAGTTAAAATACAAGTTACTTAACGAAGGTCTTAAATTGATTTTAAATGGTGCCATTGGTGCTATGCTTTCGGATTACAATCCTCTATATGACACTTGGTCAAATTCTACAATTTGTGTACACGGACAACTTTTAATTTTCATCTTAGCTAAACGTTTATTTGACGCTGGTTTCAATATTGTACAGACTAATACAGATGGTATCATGATTGAAAAACGGCCTGATAAAGATTTTATGCCTATCGCTGAACAATGGATGAAAGAAACAAGACTTGTTCTTGAATTTGATGACATTAAAATTCTTCAACAAAACAATGTTAATAATTATTACTGTGAATTTACTAACGGTAAGATTAAGTCTAAAGGGTTTTATCTATCAAATGAAAAATTTGGTAAAGCTACTTCTAAAATCTTATGTAATCTTGTAACGAATCAACCACCTTTGGATGGAGTTGTTCCGAGAGATTTCGTTATTTTCAAACGTCATGGTTTAGGTGAAATATACGATGGTAAAACAAGAGAAAAACTCGAAGGTCGTAGTTTGGCATTTGTTGTAGGTTATCCAAATGACCCTCGTACTCAAAGTTATTATAGTCGTAGTAGAAATGAAAGAGAAATAGTTAAAAAAGGTGAAGATGGTAAACCAATTTTAGACCAGTATGGTAAACAAGTAACAGAAAAAGTAAATACAGAAAGTAAAATATCTGGTTTTACTGACCACATGCTCTTAGTCGATGATTTAAACACTTTAACAATGCAAGAAATTAATACAAGAGAATATATAAATTTTGCTAAAAACTTGCTCGGTAAAGAAGAAGATTTTGGTCCTTATTACACAGAAGGGTATTTGAAATCAGATGAACCTACACACATGCAAGCTCTAAATCCGTTTAAAGATAACACAGAACCATATCCAACAAAGTCTGGTATGATAAATCGTAATTTCTTATTTGAATGTGACTATTTAACAAAAGAAGAACAAGAAGAAATGATAAAAGGATTTGAGGATAAGACATATAGAATAGTATGGTCTGGTCATAGAAGTTATCATATCGTAGTTAGATTAGATAAACCTGTTACATCTGTTAAATACAAGAGAGTATGGGAACAATTAGCACATATGTTGAAAATAATTGGTGCAGATGAAATGTGTAATCAACCGTCAAGATATACAAGGGTTCCAGACCAGATAAATCCAAAGACAGGTGAAATGCAAACATTATATAGTGAAAAGAAATATGTATTTAACACAGATGAGATACTTGAAAATCTCCAACCTTTAAAAAGTGATAAACCTGTTAAGCCTACCACGTTCAAAGGGGAGCCAACGAGGGAAGCTTTAGAAAAACACATAGCTAAACAAGATTGGAGTGAAGGTAACAGATTTGTAGCTTGTCAGAAGTTAAGCCCAGTTCTGATTTCTTTGGTTAGTCTCGAAGAATTATATGAGATGATACCTTGTAAGTTAGATAAAGACCATAAATATGTAATAAGAAGTAAGAGAAGAGCTTATGAAAAAATGAAAGCAGAAGAAGAAAGTTATTAAGATATTTAATTATTATGACAATTGACTTTACTTGTTACAAGAAATGTTTTAAGCATGAAATGAGAGGAAAAGATGTTTTGGTTTGACGATGCAAAAGAAGGTATAGAGATAAGTTTCGAAACAAGAGGTGTTGATGACGAAACTGTTGAATTCATATGGAATCAATTATCTCCAGAAAAGATTAAGAAGTTAGTAGAAAAAACAGGACAAAATCTTGTTGTTTATGACAAAAACGGTAAACAAGTGGCTGTTTATATAAAATATAACGAAACTAAACAGTTACACAAGAAGGTTTATACAGTTAGTTGTATGAAAAATATAAATGAGGGATAAAAAGATGATTTTGAATATACAGTATTTAGACAATTGGGAAAAACATGGTGAAGCTATCGATGGAGATAATCCTTGGGATGATGCTTATAGAGGTAAACATGTTTCATACAGATGCGGTGAAGAATATTCTTGGTGTAATCGTACATATTTTCACCCATTCTTACAAACAGAAGTGTTACCAATTTATGATAATGAAACTAAACAACAAATTGGTTGGATGGACGAAGATGATGGTCAAGTTTACAAATTACCATGGCTCATTGAATCAACAGAAGGTAATTCTGGTTATGATTTAAGAGCTGCAATTTCGGAACCAATTGTCATTAAACCGAATACAAGAGCTTTAATCCCAAATGGTATTAAGATTTCGTTTGGTGAAGGTTTTGATTCAAATGTTGAATTTCAAATTAGATGTCGTTCTGGTCTTGCTTATAAAAAAGGTATCATGGTAGTCAATGGTATTGGAACAATTGATTATAATTATCGTGGTGAACTAGGAACAATTCTTTATAACTCAGGAACAGAAGATTTTGTTGTAAACCGTGGTGATAGAGTCAGTCAAGGTGTTATATGTCCTATTTATAAACCAGAAATCGAGATTGTTGATTGGCTAGACACAACAGATAGGGGAACTGGTGGTTTTGGTTCTTCGGGAGTTAAATAAATGAGTGAAAATCAATACCCATCTATAGATGTTTTAAAAACTGCTGTTCATGCTCTACAAAAGATGGATGAATTAGAAAACAAATGGCAACCTACGTTTGATGAAATGTTTGATGGTTGTTGGTGTATACCTAGTTATTTCAATGAACCTAGACGTGCTATTATAACAATGATTGAACAGTTGTTTAATGATGTTCCTGGTCAATATGGTTCACATTTTAGTTGGTGGGTATATGAAGCAGAATGTGGTACTAAAGAAGGTATTGCAGATTCTATGACAGATGCAGATGGTACTCCAATTCCAATGGCAACAATAGAAGACTTATATAACTATTATGTTTCTAGATAATTAGTGTAACTGAAAGGAATATTGTCATGAATGAAATCGATTTTTTAAGACTAGGTGAACGAGCTGAAAAGCAAGAGTTGTTTTTGAAAAAGTTAAAGAAAGCTTCTCCTAACATAAAAGAAGATGTATGTACAATTTTTGAAAACAAATTGGCAACATTGGCGTATAATTTTAGATTACTTTGCGAAAAAGGTTATTACAAGAAATATTGTCAAGAAGACTACATAGATTATCTTGAGAAAGAAATTTTATGTAGAATATTACTTGGAGAAAGTGTTATAGACAACGAGGGAATTTTATAATGAAAAAGATTATTGCTTTAACTGGTCAAGCTGGTTCTGGTAAAGATACTCTTGCTAAAATAATTATGGAACATGCACCTTTAACAGGACACGAATCTGATTGTTGGGTTAAAATGTCTTTTGCTTCTCATTTAAAAGATGTCGTATCTCTGTTGTTTAACATGGATAGGGATATGTTAGAGGGTGTTACTGTAGAAGATAGAGCGAAAAGAGAACAACCAGATGAATTTTGGTCAAAGAAAATGGGAAAACCGTTTACTCCTCGTTACGCTTTACAATTTGTTGGAACAGATTTATTACGAAATCAATTACACAAAAATATCTGGGTTGATTGTTTAGAGAGAAAAATTGATGAATGTGATAAGAATATAATTATAACGGATGTCAGGTTTAAAAATGAAATATCAATGCTCAGAGACAAAGGAGCAATGTTTGTCCGTATGGAATTTGAAAAAAAGCCGTACTACTGGGATATAATTTATAAAACTAATACTTTTCAACAATTGACTTCAGAAGAGCAAAGAAGACTTGATGAAATCTATAAGAATGTACACCCGTCTGAAAGGGATTGGATAGCTGTTGATAACCCACAGTATAGGTTTATTCACAGGGAAACAGTTGATTTGTTAAAAGAAGATGTGTTAGCAAGTGAATTTTGGAAAGATTTTATAATCGGAGATTGATATGTTACAATATTTAGATTTATTAAGAGACATTATGGAAAATGGAAATGACCGTATGGATAGAACTGGTGTAGGTACTCGTTCTGTCTTTGGTCGTCAAATTAGATTTAAAATGGAAGATGGTTTTCCTGCTGTTACCACTAAAAAACTTGCATGGAAAGCTTGTTGTAGTGAATTGTTGTGGTTTCTTGAAGGTTCTACAAATATTCGTAGATTGGCTGAAATCAAAAATGATAATAAACCATATGAACAATTAACTGAAAAAGAAAGATTTACAATATGGAATGCTAATTATGAATGTCAAGGTAAAGCATTAGGATATACAGATGGTGAACTTGGACCTGTGTATGGAAGTCAATGGAGAAATTTTAATGGTGAGGGAGTAGACCAAGTACAACAACTGATTAATAAAATTAAAACAAATCCAGTAGATAGACGTTTGATTGTATCAGCTTGGAATCCTGCTTCGTTAGAAATGATGAGTTTACCACCTTGTCACATGATGTATCAATTTTATGTAGATGGCGATAGATTAAGTTTAATGTGGTATCAGCGTAGTGTAGATACTGCAACAGGATTGCCGTTTAATATTGCTTCTTATGGATTACTTCTACACATTGTTGCTAAAATGACTAATAAAATTCCATATGAGTTGATAGGTACTTTAGGAGATACACATATCTACAAGAATCATTTTGAAGGTGTGGAAGAACAAATCACAAGAAGTCCATACAAGTTACCAACACTTGAACTTCCAAATATAGATTGGAGTGGTTCAATTGACGATGTTTTACAACAAGTAAAGACAAGTGACTTCAAGCTAGTTGACTATTTTTGCTATGATGCGATAAAATACGATATGGCTGTTTAGGAGTGGATTATGGCTGACTTTGTTGATGTTAGATTAGAGAATGACGAACAATGGGAACCAATTTTAAAAGACACAGAGTTTTATGAAGATTGTGTAAAAGACTTTTGTAAGAATCATCCAGAGTATTACACAAAAGGGATTGAATTAGATGGTTATCGTGAATTGACAATAGAAGTTAAAAATAGTAATGAAAATATTAAAAAATATAATGTTCTAATTGATAAGTTCTATTCTTTTTGTATAAAAGAGGTAGAGTAATAAGAACATAAAAGAAAGGGAAAGCACATGGAACAGAAAGAAAAAGTACCTATGTTGATAATAGGATACAATGAAGTTAAAGATTATCGTCAACTTAAAATTGCGATATTGAAAAGTTTTAATTTAAATTTAGTAAGTAAGATTTATTTCTTAGATAAAAATAATTTTACACAACAAATTGAAGAGTTTTGTAAACAGTTTAAAATAGAATGTGAAAAACTTACACCTCTTCCTGCTAAAATTTCTAATGAGCAAACAGAGAAATTGTCATCTGTTAAATGTTTAGTTATAATTGATAATGGTGAAGATAAAAGACTTAAAAAATACGAGACTTTTGTTAAAAGTTTATCAGTAGATGTAAACACGTGGAAGACAAAAGACGGAAATCTTTTGTTGAAATAGAAAGGTGTTGTTGTGAGAAACCATAAAGTATTTTTTACAAGTGATACCCATTTTAACCATAAGAATATTTTAACTTTGGGTAATGGAAGACCTTTTAAGACTATTGAAGAACATAATCAGACTTTGATAGACAATTGGAACAAGGTAGTTAAACCAGGTGACGTAGTATTTCATCTTGGTGATGTAGCTTTTACTTATGACCCAAAAGAATTAGAAGCCATTTTTCATAAATTAAATGGATATAAACACATTATACAAGGTAATCATGATAGGATTAAAATTCTATCACACTCTTTGAATACTAATGCTATTCAATCTATCAAAACTTATAACGAATACAACTATGAAGCTGATGATGGTAAAGTCTATTCTTTTGTCATGATGCATTGGCCAATTCTAGAACCAAATCACATTTTTAGAAATAAGGATAGTGAGGATATTTCTGTAATAGGACTATATGGTCATGTTCACGATATAAATGATTATGAACCAATTTATAAAAATTTAGGGTTTCCATGTGTACATGTTGGGGTAGATACTAGTTCAAAGATATTAGATACTAAACCATTCAGCCCGATTGATGCTGAAGATATAATTAAATATTGCAAATTAACATTTAAAACAAGGACTTAATAATATGGCTAAACTTAAAATTATAAAGAATCCAGATGAAGCAATTTACAATCAAGTTACAGAAGATGTAAAGGCTTGTAATGGTCAATGTCCATGTTTTTATCCAATGGATAAAGATGATAAAGACTTTCGTTGCGTTTGTAAAAATTTTCGAGAACAACAAGAGCCTGGCCCATGTCATTGTGGGAGATATGTTAAGGTTTTAGTAGAGGATTAACCAATAGGGTTCTTCTCCTTTCGACCCTATTGTTTGAGGTGACTCTCTTGCCAAAAGAGAGTCATTTTTTAGTTCTAATAAAGGACATTTACTTTGTGAGAGATTTATTAGAATGAAATATTGGTTTATGCTTTTCATTGCCTTTAGTATGGCGATTATATCATCTTTGTTGACAGCTTTTGGTATGTCTGACCTATTTTCTGGTGTTGGTAGCCTAATCTTAACCATGTTTATTGTAATTGACTTAGGACGATTTCTTCTATTCAATTTTTTAGTAGATGAATGGTATAACTTAAGAAAAGTTAAGTATTTTACTGTATTTATATTATGTTTATTGTTTATATACTCTGGAATCGGTATTTTCTCAAAAATGTCATCTTTGGTTTCAAACGAAGTACAAGAGGCCATGATAAATGTGTCTTCTATTAAGAAAGCAGCTCAGAACGCAGATATAAAACACACAAGGTCTGAAGATTTAGCTAAAATAGCTCAAGATGAATATAAAAACGCATTAAGTTGGAATGAAACAGATTATAAAAACTGTTTAAGAAGAGCAGGGTCAAATGCTCGTGCTGAAAACAATTGTAATAACACAAAAAGAAGACTTGATAAAAACGCTTTAACGGCCCTACAAACAGCATTAAAGGAAGCAGATGACAATTTATCAGGTATAGAAGAAATAACGCTTCAGGAGTCGAAAAATAAGTCACAAATCTCACATGTTTTGATGACGGTGTGTAAAATATCACAACGAGAATGTAATAATTATGATGATTTACAATTAGCGTTATCCATCATCATCTTTTTGGTTATCATTGGAACAGATTATCTTCAAATAGCTATTGTTCTTGCTGTAAATACTCGTAAAAATAAGAATAAAAAAGTATCGAATCATGTTGAAAGAGTTGAAACTTCTTATGAATATGAACCAATAAATTATGAAACAAACTTTCAACCAATGTCAGTTAGTTTTACACAACCTGTGATTTCAAATTTAGATAAAAAAGAAGAAAAAGTTGAAAATAAAAAAGTTGAAGAAAAAATTAAAACAGAGCCCGAAAAAATAAAATCAAAGTCTCATGGAAAATTTAGTTTTAGATAACAATGGGTTAATAATTTACCATTAAATAAGTATAAAAATTGTTTTTACTTTTCATTTTGGTTAAGCTAAAAACGTTTAAAGTAGGTTGTTCTAAAATACACGACCTCAAGATTTTTTATTATAAGAAAGGAAGGGAATCAATGAAATTTACAGTACCATTGAAAGAAACTTGGCTTGATTATCCGAGTCCAGATGGTATTGCTGTCATTGTGTATTTTTGTGGTTGTGAGCATCACTGTAAAGGGTGTCATAGTTCTTTACTTCAACAAGAGTATGAATACGCCGAGTCTAATGAAGAAATATTAGAAAAAATTAAAAAATACGCTTCTAAAGTCAACACTAACAAACTTGTTTTTCTTGGTGGTGACCCAATTTACGTAAAAAATATACCTTTGACAACTTTTCTTGTCAATAACTTATCCGATGAATTTGATATATGTGTTTTTACTGGATACGATATCGACTATGTAAAGAAAATTGGAATAGAAGGTGTTAGATATTGGAAATGTGGTAAATTTGACATCGATAAGTCAAGAGAATCTAAAAAGACAGATGAAGAATATGTTTTAGCATCTCCAAATCAGAATTTTTATGATGGTAATTATGAGCTAATCTCGATTAACGGAATATTAAAATTTAACAAGAAGGAAATTTAACCATGTGTAATAAAAAACCAATTACTGTAAAATATCCTAACTTCAACCCAAATGAAGAGAATCCGTATCAAGAAGAAATGGATAAATTGTTAGACATTAGTTTGACTGAAGCTTCGACAACCAGAACTATTAAGAACATAACTGAATGTTTAACTAAGTCTTTGAAGTCTAAGTATGGGATTAAAGATAAGGAGCAGTTAAAAGAAGATGTAGATGAGATAAGTAAGATACATGGTATGTCTGCATCAAATTTTGACCCGTTATCTACAATATCAAAATTGACGTTTGGCGAAGATAAAAATGTTAACAACTATTCTGTTGACGATAACGCAAATAAAACTTCTGTTAACATGGAAGGTATATGTGGTGAAGCATTTTTACCATATAAAAAGGTAGCAGGTTATGACTATGAATACCAATCATTGAAAGAGTTATTTGGTAAGGACGAAGCTAAAAAGTGCTGTGCAAGTATGTATGATTTATCTTTAGCTTTGAACGATTCTACTAAAATTACAATTCCTTATTGTTATTGTATTGACGCTTCTAAATTAGTTATTGAAGGAAGAAACTTTGGTCAAGTTCATTCTTCACCAGCACATAGAGTTAATACGTATATCAGTATTCTATGTGATACAATACGTGAAATTAGTTTTAATATTGCAGGTGCCGTTGCTATTGGTTCATTCTTTTTGGATATTGCTCACTTAGCTATTTACAAAGAGCGTATTACTTTAGATGATTTGAGAACAGACAAAAAAACTCGTAAGTATATTGGTAACTGCTTACAACAATTTATTCACTCTGTAAACCATTATTCTAGAAATTCTGTTGAAAGTCCTTTTACAAACGTTTCTTGCTTTGATAGAGATAAACTCATCAATTTGATTAGTGATGAAAACTATGGGTGGTATTTCCCGAAAAAAGCAGCTGTAATAGAAGATAATGAATTGGAAAACAATAAAGAAGTCTTTAAAGAGTTTGTTTTAGATTACATAGAAGAATTACAAGAAATTTACATTGATATTTTTGATGCTGGTGACCCATTAAGAAATGGTTTGCAGTTCCCATTCCCAGTTACAACTTGTAACTTATCTATTACAGTAGATGAGAATGGTGAAAGAAGATTAACGAATCCAGATGATAAACTTTATAACTACATCGTTGGTAAAGATATCTCTAAATACAACATTTATTGTTCTGAGGGCACAAAGGTAGCTTCATGCTGTCGTTTATTATCTGATGCCGAAATGCTTGGATTAGGTGAAGGTGTTAACAGCTTTGGTGGTTCACAAATTTCTTTAGGTTCACACCGTGTTGTTACGACAGATATGTTTAGAGCAGCATGCGAAGCCACTTCTTATGATGATTTTAAGAAGATTTTAACAGAAAGAGTTGAAGAATCTGCTAAAATTTTACAAGCACACCGTGTTTTAATTCATAAATTAGAAAAATGTGGTACTCAACCTTGGGTTTCTAATGGTTGGATTAATATGTCCCACTTATTCTCAACATTCGGTTGCGTTGGATACGTTGAAGCTGATAAATTGTTAAAATATAAATTTAATCATAAAGATTTCGACTACATGAAAGACTTTTTGGTATATTTTAACAATGAATGTAAGAGAGTAGCTGAAAGTTATAAGATGATTTGGAACATTGAAGCTATTCCAGCTGAAGGTATGGCTCCAAAATTAGCAAAAGCAAATAAAATTATCTTTGGTGATGAAAACGGTTGTTATAACGGAACAGACTTTAAGATGCCAGATATTCTTGCTAACCAATGGTGTTCTTTGTGGGAAGACCATACTATTTACGAAAAGATGAAGAGAGATGGTCAAATTCAAAGATTGATGACTGGTGGTAGTATTGTTCACATTAACATTGACAGTAAAATTACTCGTTCACAGGCTAAAAAGTTAATTGAAGATTCAGTTAAATTTGGTATGGCCCATTTCGCTTTGAACGCTTGCTATATTGAATGTCAAGATTGTGGTCATGTTGTTAAAGGTTATCTTGATGAATGTCCAAATTGTCATTCTACTCATTTAAACCACTATAGCCGTGTTATTGGATATTTTAGTAGAGTTGAAAGTTGGGGTAAGGTACGTAGAGAAAAAGACTTCCCGAATCGTAAATTCCTTAATCCAAATGACATTAAACGTGAACTTGGCGACTAAAGGATTTAATAATGACAAACGAAGAGTTGAAATATCTTATTAGCGAACTTGTTGGAGATGAAGAAGAGTTAAATCAAATCATTATCCTCGAAGGGGATGAGTTCGCTGATGGAGCAATTGGTTTATCTGAAGACAATCGTGTTGCACATGAATCTATAGATAGCGTTGAAGTAAACAAAGACGCTATTGTTACGATTAGAAAAGTTTACTATCCTACTGAAAAAGAAGTAGAAGAAGACGGTGCTGCTGTGAAAAAGCTTGTAAATGAGACTTTTTATAAAGTTTCATTCATGAACGGTGAAGCTATAAACTTAACTAAAGCAGAAAAGAATAAACTTAATTAAGTTTATTGACATTATGAAAAAAGAAGGTCAATTTTACAACTGGCCTTCTTTTTCTTTATAACACGATATTCAAACTTTCTTTTATGTCTTTTTCTTCTTGTTCTTTCGTCAAATATTGGTATATTAACTCATTTGAACAACTGTTTTCAAGAATTTCCATTTTCTTTTTAATCAAATAAAAGTCACCTGCACACAAATGTTGTAACTTATTTAATTGTTCTTCTGTTAAACTAAATTCATCTCCAAAATATTCTTTTATACCAGCATTAACATTTTCTGGCTTCATGTAGTCGAATTTAATCTTAAAGATAAATCTACGCATAGATGCCTTGTCTATTCTTTCTTTTAAATTAGTTGTCATAATCAATGGATATTCAAAATCTTCCATTTGTGTTAACAATTCGTTTACTTGTGACACCTCAAACTCACGTTGAGAATATGTTCTGTCATATAAAAATGTATCAGATTCGTCTAAAAGTAATATAGCTTTCTTTTTCGTTGCTTCTTGAAATGCATCTCTGACGTTTTGTTCAGTTTGACCAACCCATTTGTCAATTAAATCAGATGCCCTTTTCTTTATTATCGGCATGCCAAGTTGTTGTGCGATATATCTACCTAAGTAGCTTTTACCACTTCCACTTTCACCATATAACAAGATGGCATATTTCTTTATTGGAGAACGTACCAATTTTTCTACAAACTCTTGTATATCTTCATTGGCATTTACCATATCAAAATTGTATTTTACATCTGTCGGTGGTGTTAGTTTTTCTTCTTCCTCTTCGTTCTGTATTTTCTCTGGTCTACCATCTCCACCACGCATTTGTTTTTCTAATAACCTTTTAAGGTCTGGTGGCAGAAAATCAGAGACTTGTGGGTCTATGAACACTTGTGTGAACATAGGTATAGTAGGCTTATTTTCTGGGTTTTCGTTCATTTAAGCATTTTCCTTGTCACTAATGTTATAACTTATTGAATATTCATTTGTTATTGTACATTTTGTGAAGTCATAAATAAAATTTGTGATATCAGCATTTGTTAAATCGTCTCGTAAAGGAAGATATATCTTTTCGTCATGCATGTCTACCATTTCTATAACGACTTTTTGTTTTGGTTTTCCTTCATTTGAAACTATTGGCACGTTAATTATACTTAACTCTTTTACCGTATTAATTTTTTTTGGTTCAAAATACAAATTATCTTGATAATCTGGTGTATTGTCTCCCATTTGTATCTCCCTTTATGCGTATTTAACTAATTTTTAGAACTAATGACATCTTATAGAATACGAAGATTATTGTAAAGTTAATAATTAATTTATGAATAAAAAAAGCACCCATTCATAATCAATGAGTGCTTTTCTCCTCCTTCTCTATTGACTAATCAGAGATTTTATAAGAAACATGTTCATCTTTAGTCTCTGGTTCTTCTATCTTACACTCTATCTGTAGTAATCCGTTTGTAAGTTTTACAGATTCTACACTTGTGTGTTTTGGTAATTTCATTGACCATTGGAAAGATTTTGTTGTTATACCTTTATATAGGTAATGCAACTCTGCTTCGTTACCTTTTGATATATCTTCAACGTATAGAGTGTTATTTTTTGTGTATACGTCTAAATTTTCTTTACAGTATCCAGCTAAAGCTAATTCGATAACAAATTGGTTACGATTATACCCATCAGTACTATCACAACCTTCTTCTTCTGGTTTATAATAAATGTTATATTTTGGGAAATTATCTTGACGATTTATCAAACTAAGTGGAAGTTCGTTTGAAAAGAATTCATCTACAAAAGATGATAAAGGTGAATTAAAAATACGATTCAAATTGCTGTTAACCAGCGATAATTGCTTATTCATTTTAAAATCTCCTAATATTTAAGCAAGATTAAAGTTATACTAATACATAGAGCTTAAAATTTTAACCCGATAAGGCATTAAACATAAGTTCTATACAATATATAAGAACTAAGTTGTTAAAAATCAAGAGTAAGAAAAGAAATAAATTATGAAGACAAGAATAACCCAAAGAAAACCAGGAATGTCTAAGATAGCTTTTAAAAAGATACTCAAAAGAAATTTTAATCCCGCTAAACAGACATTAGTACCTGTTGGTAAATATAATATCAAAATTGGAAAAAGTGTAAGTGAAGAAAAGTGGATACAGAAACTTGAGATGATATTTAACACTAAGATTATACGTGAACAACTTATTTATGGCCCAATTGTAACAGGAAACAAACGTCAAATTTATGTTGTTGATGGATATATACCTGATAAAAGAATCTGTTTTGAGTTCAATGGCGATTATTACCATGGGAATCCTAAAATTTATGACCAAAGGGCCTATTGTAAACAATTGAAATGTACATATGGTGAATTGTATCAAAAGACTTATCTTAGATACAATTGGCTTTTGCAGCATAATTACACCGTGTTTTATGTGTGGGAAGCTGACTATAAAAAAGGTGCTGTTGGAAAATTTTATAAGGCAGGAGAACCGTTATGAGAATTGATGATATATTAGATGAAACAATTGAACTCATCATTGCTAACATGAATGGTGGTAACTTTAAAGACATCGGTGCGTTAAGAAAGTCTGAATACCAACATTCTAAGGGTGAGGATGATGCTTTTTTACGTAGTGATATGTATAAAGGGTGTATGTGGGAAAAGACAAAAAATGTTAAAAAGGCTTATGCCAAACGAAAGAATAAAACTGCTAAGAATAATGAATCTGTTAAGAGAGCTAGTGAAAAACGTGCAGAGTGGTATAAAGACCCTAAAAATAGAGCTAAGTTCAAAAAGAAGATTAAACAGCGTGATAAAAACAAACGTGAATCTAACTAACTATTCTTTATAATCTTTTCCATACATTAGTACTTTTGTAGGTGAGAACTTTTCGGCTACGTTCATAAGTGTCCAACGATAGAAGGTTGGATACTCTTTTTCTATCTTGTGTAATTCTTCTTTATGGTTTTCCATAAACGTTTTTGCTTCACGTTGTGTCCTAAAACAAAGACCAGAATAGAGCTGTTTCTTACTTTGTATGTACGAAGCATCGTTTTTTCTTGATATACCTGTATCAAAAGGTTTCCATTTGTAACTTCCATGTTTTAAGTACACTGATTTTGTACTTAAATCTAAATCAACAAATGCTTCTCTTGGAGCCACGTTTCTCTTATATCTTGTTTCGTTGTTACCTGCTGTTGAAAGTTTTATTTTTATCTGTTTCATAAAATATAATAACCCTAATCAATCGTTGAAACTCTCCTTTCGATTTCATAGAGTTATTATATGCGACTCGGACGAATCTGTAAAGTCAATTTTAAGATTGTTTGCAAGTAATTGTGAACTTATCCCCAAGATTTATTACAATTTCTGTATCCGATAAAGATTTGATACTAGGTTTTAATTCACTGTTGACGATTTCTTGTTTAATAATGTTACCTTCTAGCAATGCTTTTAGATTGTCTCTTGAAATATCCCAAACCCATGTATCAGATTTAATACCATATACAATTTTATCTGTTAAAGCATCTTTACGATATTTTATCACAATGTGAGGTGGTATTACATCGTTTCCGTCCATTGCTTTAGCAAAGGTAATTTCATTTGAAAGGTCTTTGTGTACAACCCAATCTAATTTAGTTTTATCCAAAAATTTGTTTAAATCAGATGATACCTCAGCACATAACTGGTCACATTCTAGCTTTAAATTTATATATTTAGCTATTGCATAAGGATTGTCCATGACTTCTTTGAATTGTGGTAATACTTGCATGTCATGTTTTTCACACAACTTTTCTACAATCTCTGGTTCAATGTAATCAAAGGTTCTATATTCTTTTCCTCCTGATACCTCTTTTAAAGCTTCCTTTACTTCGTCTATATCTTTTTTAAGTTCAGCATCAATCGCTTTCTCCAATTCAATTTGTGTTTCTGCACTCAATTCTTCTCTCATTATTTTTCTCCCTTGTAAAATTGATAGTTGTAATTATGTTATCACCTTTCCCTAGAATTGGCACTAATGAAGTTATTTGTTCGTTGTCTACAGTCTCATCAAAAGAAATTGTAGATAACTTTTCATCACCTTCAGAAATGTTTAATATCCATTTACCTTTTACCTTACAAAAATCGAAATTTACCATATGTGCTCCTTTCAAATCTCATTGGTATCGACTATTAAATTTGGGTTAAATTGTCTTTCATTAAACGGTTCGTTGTACTTAAAATAACCGCATGGATTTGTTATATATCTAATATCTCTCTTTCCAAAAGTAAAGTCATTCCTACTATGTACATGCCCAGATGTAACAAGTTTAACATTTGGTAATTGTTCATCTACCCATTCCTCAAGGTCAGATACAAAACTTGCGTTCATCAGCTTCTTTTTATATTTTTCAGATACACATTGTGGAGATAAACAGTGATGTGTCATGAGTATAATGTTAGCGTTCGGATTTATAGTTATTATCTCATCGTGGCATCTCTTCACTTCTCTTTTAGCCTTTCTATGTAACTTCAAATAGTATCTAGGTGATAAAGGTTTTCTTTTAGATTCATTACCCCATTGAAAATCATTTAATCTACTAATGGCTTCTGCCATAGTTTCTTCTCGTATTGTTTTCTTCGTTAATTTTGTAATAGGAGTATATTTACTCGGAAGTCCATATACAGAATACCATAAATCCCATGCTTTAAGTATATCGTTAAGTTCATCTAACGTTAAGTCACAATAGGTGTAATCGGTATAAAAAGTACTACCGATTATAGCAGTATTTTCGTCAATCCACATCCAATCGTTTTCAAGATAATTCCAGAGTAAGTGAGTTTTTGGAAACTTTTCTTTTAGTTCTTGCTTCAATTCTGAAAGTATTGGTTTACTTCCATCATCGTTTTCGAAATATTGTAAATGATTTCCGTCTATGAATATTACTTTTTGATTAGGAAAGAAGCTTTCGAAGAACTCTTTGTGGTCATCGATTCCAGCAGCAATGTCACCAGCTATCAATGTAATATCAACTGGTTCTTGGAAATCTTTACCAAAGTTTTTCCATAAGTCAGAAGTTTTATAAGTACCATCCCAATCTGGTCCGTTTATTCCTTTTGTATAATGTAAATCACTAATTAGACGTAATTTAGTCATTGACTTTTTCCTCATTGTCAATGATGTTTAACATATTTTTATATTTAACATTATCTAAATATCTATCGTAATTAGGAGTTTCTTTAATACCTTCGAAGACAGCAAAATATGTCAAAGGATAATTTTCTTTAACCCAATTAGCGAAGACTTGTTTAGCTAATTTTTCTGAACCTTGTTCTGTTAAAATCTCTTTATATTTATCTTCTCCAATCTTACCATATTTCATTAATATATTTTTATAGGTGATTAGAGTTTTTTGTATTTTCTCAATTTTTTCGTTTAATTCTGGAAAAACTTGTAAGGCATCGTCAATAGTTCCGTTACGTATACCATCTAAAATTTTCTCATCTGTGGTTTCAAGCATATTGCGATAACCTTTTAGTCTGATATAATCTTCACACTTAATTTTTACACGATTAAAGTTATCATCGACAATGACTACACCTTCATCTTTATCACCTTTATAAGTATTGCACAATTTTATCACATCATCTAAAGTATGTATATCAAAATACTTAACTGTATTAAATTTTTTAATCCCTGGTATTATTGCTTTAGCTATGTTAAGTGGATACTCATTGTAACTGTAAATGTTTCTACAACCTAAATAAATCAAATCTGTTTTTGGATTATCTACTAATATACGTATCTTAGGTGAAATCAACTCAAACATATAAGTATAGTCTGGAGCAAATTCACTTAATGACACTTTGTTTTTAGATAAGCAATAGTTTATTAAATCTTGAATGGTATTACAATCGTTCGTTTCTTTTTCTTTGTATTTAGACGGAAGTTGAGATATAAGTTTATAGCTTAAATTTGTTTCCCAACCGTTATTCGTAATCCAATGCCAATCGTCATTGTAATAGAATAACTTTATTAGTATTCCATCTACTTTTTGTTCAACTAAAGCTGAATTCCAATCGATTTCTGGACAGAAGTCTTGACCTTGATTACCAAACTTTGTAAAAGGTGCTACTACCATACACGGATTCTTTGGGTCTTTTAAGGAAACGACACAACCTCTGCATAATCTTACGTAAGGGTCGTTGAAATCACTGAATATACCGCTGTAAGAAAACATGTATAATTCTGGATATCTTAGTGTACCATCTTCATTTTTCCATGGACATTGTTTTATTGTAATGAATCTTGGTTCAGCTTCTAAAAACTCTTTCCAATTTTCATTTTCTTTTATCAGTATCAAAAGTGGTCCATACAAAGGCATATAACTCATTTAATTTCTCCAAAATCTTTATGTGAAACAATCATGTCTTCAAATTCAAGTAACTTTGTCTCTTTTATTCTGCTATACATGTTCTTTATGACATCTTCTGGGACAAATCTACCACCATTTTCTCCACGTTTAATGTTGTTTCTTAAACAATCTTCCAAAAGCATATCGGAGAAATCTACAATAGTAAAGTTAATTGTTGGGTTTATACCATTCATAATTCTATATTCTTTTAGAATTGATTTTCTGGATATAAAAGTAGCATCAATTACAGTTATCTTATTGTTTTCTAATGATTTTTTCAATCTTTCGTGAACTATCTTCCATATTTTACATTCGAAAGTATTTCCCCACTCTTCTTTCTTTGACTTAAATTCATCCCTTATGTCATCTGGACAAATTACACACGTGTTAGAATCAGAAAAATGTTTAGCCACAAATGTACTTTTACCACAACCAGGTATTCCATGTGTTAAAACTAAATGTCTTTTTTCATCATTAAATGTCATTGTCTTTTCTATATATTAAAAACTCTATTGGATACTTACGTAAGAGTTCTTTGTTGTAATCCACATCTTTCTTTTTAGAATGTTCCCAATGAGAAACTAAGTTCTTTAATCTTTTATAAGTTATATGTTTCATTAAATATGGGTCTAAATTGTTTTCTGGACTGTTTATAAAATCGATTATCTTTTGCTTCCACAACTCGAACTTTGGTTGAGTAGATGTTTTGACAGTCATTATATACCAATCATGATTAGTATAATCTGTTATCTGTTTGAGTTCTTCTGCCGTTCGTATTTTATTTAACCTTTCTATCTTTTCTTTTCGCCAAAGTAGTATCTTTTTATTAAACTTCTTTAAGATACTCGGTTCTTTGTTACCATCTATGACTTCAGAAATAACTCTGTTCAAGAGTAACTTCTTTTTGTTTGGCTTATTCCCACTGGTATAAAACAAATCATGATTTCCGTCATAATAAGTAAACTGATGACGTATATAGTTTATTTTTTCTTTTGTGTCCATTTCAGCTGATTTATCGTTTAAAATGTCGTATATACTACGTTTGCCAATTTTAGTTACCTTCTTTTTGGCCATAATCTTTCTATATGTTATGTTACGTATACTACTCATTTTATACCAATCAGAGAAATTCGTCTTGTCTACCTTCCATGGCTCTATTCCAATTTTCAATACTTCTTTTTATACTTACACCTAAATACTCATACTTATCTGAACCATGACATTTTGGGTTAGGACATTGTGCATAATACAACCCCTCTACCTCAACTACTTTTGGGTATACTATCTGTTTAGATTTCTTTTTACAATGCTTGCAAGGAGCAGCACCTCTTTCGTCATACTCAATTAAACTTACATTCCTTTTCAAAGTTCTTTCATTACCTCTTTTGAACATGTAAATTCCTTTCTTTATAATTTGTTTTCTAATAACAACATGAATAAGACCATTTTGTTATATTTTAAAGTCATAATCTGTGTTTTAGTCTTTTTAGATACAATGTATATTGTGCCATCCTCTTCTAAAACAACATTAGTAGTTCCGTTTATAGATTTGAAGACAAAATCTTTTTCTGTAGACTTAATACTTTTATAACCAAGACCCTTTGCACATTTTACAACATCATCCCAATTTCTAACTATCTCTTTGTCTACTCCACAGGTAGTTATTCTAGGGACTTCAAACCATTGTTCTTCAATGGCAGTCGGTTTTAACAAAATGTCATATTTACTCATATTTCATTCCACTTTCAAGTATCATTGGTGCTTCGCTGTCTTCAAAAATCACTTGTAATATAGCTTGACGTATCATTCCGCAATCTTTCAAAACTCTATTCCACCAATTAACAATTTCATCTTGATTTTCTTTTCCAAAATCACGTAAATCACCAAATATTACCACAGTGTAAGCTGACATAGCATCTGGATTCGGATTTCTTATGATTCTGTAATCCAAACTACCTTCAGAACCTAATGGCATATTACAATCACCTTCGTCTTCTTCGTCCCAAAGTTTTTTAACGAAGATTTTTTTAAAATTCGGTTGCTCCATGAATGGAAAACAATCGACTCTGATTGTTCCAGCAACGTGTGTCCATGTACTCATATTTATCCTTTCAAAAGTTTCTCTAACTCTTTAGCATAACTTTTTATTAAATTCAAGTCTCTTTCTGTCTGAATTGCTTTTGCTAATGATAAAAGTTTCTTATCTTTTTCTCTCTTTTTCATTAGATTCTTGACATTTTCAAGACGTTTTTTATGAATTTTTTGCGCATCAACTTTTTTATCATTAAAAATAGAAAAGGTGTTAGCTTCTTTGTCCATATTGTGAATCAAATTGTTTTCATTACCTTCGAATCCAATAATAAACTCATATTGGTCTGAAGTTAACAATGTGTCGTTTACTAGCACTAACATTTTATCTCCTTATTGAATTCTGTTTACTTTGTAAAAACTTCCTTGTCTGCTAAATGTCTTAATACTTTTAGCACCAATATAACTGCCACAACTACGTAAAGCACCTTTAATGTTGTTGATAGTATCTAAAATTGGGCCTGTGTACGGAACAAGTTTACTTTCTACCCCTTCTGATGTACCAGTTGTTGTTTTCTTACCATAATTTTCACATTGAGCTCGGAAAGAACTCATGCCGTAATAGTTTTTAAATTTTTTCATTTCGTATACTGGTTCTGTTTCAAGGATGTCACATACATCGTAATCATTATCAATGGGATTTAGATTTTCATCATTTTTATTACAAGTTATGACTTCTACTTCATTGGTTTTATATACTTTTTTAATTACTTCACCAGCTGCTTCGTCACAACCAGCAAACATTGAACCAGACATACAAATATCTGCTCCTGCTACAAACGCTTTGCATAAGTCACCAGGCATTGTAAATCCACCGTCAGCAATAATCAAACCACCAACTTGATGAGCAGCATTGGCACATTCAATAACAGCAGACAATTGAGGACGACCACAACCAGTAGTATGACGTGTACGACAAACACCAGATGGTCCAATTCCAACTTTTACAATGTTTGCTCCAGCTTTAATCAATTCTTGTGTTCTATCACCAGTACATACGTTACCAACTGCTATAATTCTATCTGGAAATTCTAAACGAACAAATTTAACAAGTTCTTCTACATCTGGAATATAAGCATTAGGTACATCAATTAAAATAGACCACATATGATTCTTACAATCTCTTAACTTTTGAATTTCTTCTGCTTGATTGCGTAAACCGATTGTAATGAAAAATGTAACTCCTTCCCAACCGTTATTTTTAAAATAGTTGTTAATTTCTTCCGCCGTATAAAACTTATGAATACAAGCTATCATGTGATGTAAACGTAACTGAGTAGCTATTTCAAAAGTTCCTGTTTGTGTCATGTTAGCGTTCATGACAGGGCAACATTTGAATTCACGGATATATCCCATACCTAAATCTGGTTCAAGCTGCTTAAAATGTCTTTCTACCTCTACTTCCCCTCTGTGGTTTATAGTTGTTGTTTGTGGTACGATTAAAACATCACTATAATCAAGTTGTGTATCATTTAAAATATGCATATCTCTCATCCCTTAAAATAGTTTCAACTTTGTCTTTGAGTAAAATGTCTTTAGAATAAGCTCTTTTGTTAATAGCAATTAACATACGTAACATTCTTCTCACCCTTTGTTTATCCCATGTGTTAGGATATATTTCTATCAAATCGTTTATAAGTTGATAGAAATAAGAATAATATAGATGGTCTAAATATTTATTTTTTAGCCACTTAAACATTCATCTTCTCTCTATGTTCATCAATCATTTTACAAACTTTTTCTAACTTCATAAGATATTTTTCGTCCAAATCTATCTGGCCATTGTTATACATCTCTAAATCTTTCTTCCACGTATCAATCATACCGTCATCAATGAGGTCAATTAACTCAATCATATTCTTTTGTATTTCTTCTGACCCATTGAAAAGATAAAAGTGACAATGATTTAGAGCGGCAACCCACTTGGCATCACAATATGACCAATCTTTTTCTAAAGCTAAACCAAAAAAGTTAAGAAAGTGTCTAAACCACTTACCTAATTTAGACCAATCGTAGTTGTAATTGTATTCCTCGTTAAAATTATCGTGTTTCATTTATTAACTCCTTTTGTTTTAGAATAATCCTTTGCTTACGATAATCATCACGTACTTTTTCTAAAACTTTTTTCTTTTCCTCATTGTCTTGATTATAAAAATCATTCAACTGTTGAGCTTCATGCTCATCTTCGATATATTGTTGTATCTTCAAGTGATTTATCATAGTTACTCCTGAATGAAACGTGACTGATTAAACTGAAATAAATATACATTTCAGTTACAGATAAGTAAAGACAATTTTTAGTTATTTACCAGAAATAATATTTGTTTAAAGTTTCTAAATCTTCTTTTGTAACTTTGTAATTGGAATCATTACAAATCACAGCGTCTACACCACAATATGGACATACAGCCGTTTTTCTTTTGTCTGTCCATTCTTTAACATTTTCTGGTGGGAAAGTACGTTTACAGTAAAAACAACCACACAAGTCAGTTTTTTCTATCTTTTCTTTATTGTAGATAGCACATTTGTGTAATTTTACTACTCTTTTTGATTCATGGTAGTTTTTTTTGTTTTATTAAAGAAAAAGTTGGTCTTTTTAACCCAGGCAGGAGAAGAACCAACAGAAACTCCATAGAAGGTAACATTAACCTAGTTACCACGGTTTATCATTCCAGGGCTCTTTCTTGCAGAGCAGCAGATAGTTTCTTTTATGTTCTAGAACTAACAAATACAGTTACACAACGTCTAACTAACGGATGGGTTGTGATAAATAGTTATCCCATCAACTATTGGAACTAACAATGAATAAAAAATGATAATTAAGAGATTTTTTATTCGTCTTGTATATTACACAATAATTTTAAAAAGTAAAGACATTATTTCTTTTTCTTTTTATTATCCACAACAACAGGAACTTCTTTCTTAGGTTCTCTGACGTTGCACTTTGGGGCCTTACCAACATCTTCTGATAAGTTCTTGATGATAGGACTTAATTTGAGATGTTTAGCCCATTTCTTTTTGAACATCATCTCTTCGAATGATTTCTTCTTCTGTTCAATGTCCATTAACAATCTCCTTCTTTGTTGTTATAAGTGTATATAATAGAACAATAAAAAGTTGGACATTTGTAAAGTTTTTGTAGAATTTTATAAAAAAAAGCGTGTCCATAAGAACACGCTCTATTGTTTATCTGGTAATCTGATAGAAGTAATACCTCTTATTTCCGATTCTAACAATTCTAATCATCATAAACGGAAATTCACCTAAACCAAATAAAGCTTCATATCTTTTGTACTTTGGTTTAGTAAGAGTAAGACCTAAATCTTCTTTTACGTCATTTTCAACTTCTTGAAGTAAATATTCGCATACTTCATTTGAGCAAAATTCAACATCTTTTTTACAACACAACGGTTGTTCGTGTACCATACCTCTTTCTAAATAATCTTTAAAGTATTCTTTAACGTCAGTTTTCAATTCTTCATATTCTAAAGCTTGATTTTGATAAGTAATATGTCTTCCTTTATCATCAAAAATGCCATAAGCTCTAATATTGAATAAAGAATCTGTTAAACTTTCATCATCTTGTTTCAACATAGACAAGTAATGTTTAACAATCTCAAAACATTTATCAGCAAAATCACGTTTACAATCATTAGTGATATCATCAATAGAGTTATCACCGAGTTCACGAAAATTGTGGACAGTTTCTTTTTTTAACATATCTTTTTCCTTTATGGTTAATGGGTTCAGAATGGTTACTGAACATGTCTTTTACAATTCATCTAACAAGTTAGATGACAGAAATAAATTTACATCTATTTCTGTCATATTATAGAACTTATTTTATTTTATCCACAAAGAAAATTTATTAGTTTTAAAATTTCATCTTTCGACCTTTTTTCCAGCCTTGAGCTACAAATTGGTCTAAAAATTCTTTTTTTATACTTTTATTTTGTTTTAATTCGTCATTGTATACCCAACAATGACCATAGTTTGAATTTAAATTCCCTTTTTGACGAATTGAATTTTTTATAGCTATTTTCTTCTTTGTTTCTTCTGTTAAATGTTTTCCTTTCATTGGGTTTTCATGTGTTCTATAGTATTCTTTAAGTCCGTTTGATATTCTTTCTATGTATTCGGAATATTCTTTTTGTGTCATTGATGTCCAAAATTTCTTATTTCCAATGATACATGGGTGATTTTTTCCATATTCAATCCAGTTGTTTTTCGCTTTTATAGATTGGATTTCATGATTGTTACAACAATAATCCCATCCACCTTCTCCACCAACTTTTATGTTATATGTATCAACTCTTTTTATAAATTCTTCATCGACAAGTTCTTTTTCTTTTTGATTCATTTCTTCTTCACTCTTACATTCAAATAAAATTTCTTTTTTAAAATTGTTTAATCCATACTTTTTGAATGCTTCAAAAAGTATTTTTCCAGAACCCATGTATTCATCATTTATCTTATCAGTTTTATGTTTTCCAATGTAAATTTTATTGTTTAAAACGTTTGTTATTTTATATATTAAAAAGTACATAACTGTCTCCTTATGTACTAGAACTTTTTTGTACACAAATTTTTGAAATGGCACAGGATGGTTAGAATCGAACTACCATCTTTCGGGTTGGAGCCGAATATTTTACCATTAAACTAATCCTGCATCAATGGGGTGGTCGGTGAGGATTTGAACCCACATTCACTAGAACCACAATCTAGGGCTTTAACCAATTAAGCTACGACCACAAGAATATACCACATTACTGATATATGCTTCTAGTCGCAAAAAAATGGCAGAGGTTGACTGACTCGAACAATCATCTTTGGTTTTGGAGACCAGTGTTCTACCTTTGAACTAAACCTCCGTTGGAGCGACTCATGAGAATTGAACTCATATCTCTAGTTTGGAAGACTAGCATAATAGCCATTATACGAGAATCGCATTGGAGAACCGCACAGGAGTCTAACCTGCCTAATTCGGGTTGCAGCCGAACACATAAACGCTCTGTCAACGGTCCATTGGTGGCAATAACTTGAATCGAACAAGTAACTTCATCCTTATGAGAGATGCGTTCTAACCAAATTGAACTATATTGCCATTTGGTGAAGATGGTGAGAATCGAACTCACACTCCCCTGATTAAAAGTCAGGTGCTTTACCGATTAAGCTACATCTTCAATGGTGGATACCCCAAGAATCGAACTCGGTCCTTCTGTTCTTCAGACAGACGTACGCACCAGCTATACCAGATATCCATTGGTGGAGAATGTGAGTTTTGAACTCACCTGAATTTCTCGGTGCAAACGAGATGACCACCCCAAGCAGTCCCATTCCCCACGAAATTTATAATATATACCTAAAAATAAGAAAAACCCCCGAAACTTTTTATTTTTTCGGAGGTTGTACAATTTTTTACTTAGAGCCAAGAAATAAAGTTTTAGTTAATAGTCGACACCTCCGTCAGTTTTACCTGCGAATCCAAACATGTGCCAACATTTCTTAACTAATCTATTCATCATATTAAATAGAACTCCTTTTTCTTTACTTCTTCTCTTATATCAAACTTTTTTCATAAAGTCAAGTATTTTTTTTTAAGATTTTTGTCAAAGAGAATTTTTCAAACAGATTTTTGCAGCAGGACTTGAACCTGCATAGCTTTTCAGCTGTTGTTTTTTGAGAACAATGTGTATACCATTTCACGATGCAACTGTTTGACCGCTTCTTTGACATAATAACTAAATGAAAAACTTTACGTATTTTTCTTGAGTACTTCTCAACAACGGTTAGTCAACATTGGAGAGGGGGTATGAAGCCCTAGAAGTAATTAGTTTGTGGTAAAGAGTATAAATAGAACAGGTTTATTGCAGTAGGACTTGAACCTACAATCCTTTGATTAAAAATCAAATGTTTTATCCACTTAAACGATGCAACTGTTCCAACCGCTTCTTTACCAAAATTTATGCTCGAAGAGAATATTTAGAAATTGTGTATTTAGTCAACAACCCTTAGACGATGTAACAATTTCAACCGCTTCTTCGCTCTAATAATTATTCACACAAATCAGAGTTTGTACATGAGTTGTATGGCTTACGACTATATGAAACTTCTTCATAAGTTTTTGGCTCATAAACTGTAGTATAAGTAACATCTTTGTAAATTACTTCTACTGGTTTAGAAATAGTGTAACTTGTTGAACAAGTGTTACATTCATTGTTGTAAGAACGATATGTGTTGTAAGAAGGTTTAGTGTAGTTTACAACAGGTTTTTGTTCTTCAACTTTTGGAGTAACAATTACTTCTTCTGTTTCAGCACAAGTACAAGCACTTAATAAAATAGAGCATAACATTAAAACTTTTTTCATGTCAATTACCTTTCGAACGTTGTTGATAAGTTAGTGAGGATTAGAGTATCATAAAGATTTGTTATTTCTAAAGCAGATTACATGTCTGGACTCGATGTAAATCTTTAACCGCTTAATCCTCACTTTCTTAGTCATTTACCGATGTCTTTATTTTAATAGAACTCTTCTTTTCTACTTTTTCATCTGTAATATTATCCATTCTATCCCAAATGTCAATTAAAGTTTTAGCATAAATGGATTCTTTACCAGTCCAACCAGTTAGAATACTTGTTCTGTATTCATTTTCTGGCATTACATTGTTGTCATAGCCAGCTGTTTGAATAGAAAAGATATTAACTTTTGCATTAACCTTTCTTCTATATTCTTGAACAAGCTTTAAGACATCAATGAATTTTGAATTGTTGTATAAATAATCACGATAATGATGTTCATTTAATCCATACAATCCACCATGACCAGCTTGCATATCAGAGTAGATGAAAATGTTATCGTAATGTATCTTTTTCTTTATAGCTTCGTCAAAGAATAACCATATACCATTTTCAGTACTAGCACCGATGTTGTGTGAATGTCTACATTGAATTCTATCTAATTGAGACAGTACACCATCTCTTTTGTTGACTGATTCGATTTCTAACCTATCTCCAAAGATTCCAACATACCCTTCATCAGAATTAATAGCTGTCATAACTGAAGATAAGTTATCAATTTCAGCAACTTTAGTAGAACCATATTCAGTAGTTAATGCACCCCATGCTGAACCAGAGTTATCCGACAAGCAGATGGTCTTACCCTTTAACTTAGGGAAATTGTCCATTGCTCTATCTATACATCTGTTCAAGCTTTCTACAATAGCAGATTCACCCTTAACACGTGGATTAGAAGTTTGAATAGCCTTTAATGCAGACCAATATCTAAATGGAAATTGCTTACCCTTTTCGACACCGTTTTCAAGCATTTCAAGAACTTGCTTTCTGACATCTTCATCTTCAATCTCAGTAAAAATACCACGTAAGTTTCTTAAAAGAGCCATATGTGGGACATAAGTTGCTTGTAAAATTTCTGTCCAAGTTTTACCAGCACTTCTTAACTTTTCCCAAGTAGATTCTTCTTCTGTAACTTCAATAGTACCAGACTTCATAAGTTCATCAATGTCTTCAGAGTGAGCATGACAAATACGAACTAAGTCGATGATTTTAGCACTTGTCTTGTACTTAGCCAATTGATATTTTTTAGTTACAGATAATTTGTTAGCCCATGCTCTTTTTAAGATAGATGGTAATTTACTTTTGGAGCCATTGAAGAACATCCACAATTCGAACTGATTCCAAATGTCAGTAGGAATGTTGATAACTTCTTCAATGCAACTACGCATGAACACCTTGTTTTCTTCATTAAAAGCTTTTCTACCATCATACATTACAGCTCTAACCATAATCAAAGCTGGGTTTAAACGCATATTGTATTCATATCTTAACTTTTTAGCAAGATTTAATACACCTTCGAAATCATAAGCTAAAGCATTGTCACAAGCTTCAACAAAAGTTGCTGTTGTACCAGATAACTCTTTGTTGTTAGCACCATCGTTTTTGTAATATGACTTTTCACCAAAAATAGATGACGCAGCAACCATTTCTAGCTCTAGCAATGGGTTAGTTTTATAGGAAATACCATTCATGAAGTTTACAACTTGCTCATCTTTGTGCTTGTTGTAATCTGCTTCAGATTTCTTTGCATAACCTGAGAATTTAGACATTTTAGTTCCTTCCTTTCTTTCTCGATTTGTTGTGATTATATTTTCAATTTTTGTTAAAGTAAAGTCAATTGTTGTAATTTATACACTTTAGCTGATTAGTTAAGCACTAACTTGTTGAATTTAATGTTTAAATAATCAGCTATAGCTTTTTTCCAATTGAACTTCTTTACTTTCTTTTTCTTATTCGGCACTACTTTATGTTGAAATAGTGCATTGTGGTAAAGATTGAATAACAAACATCTCTCTTCACCTGTTTTAGTTCGTTTTGTTTTCTTTTTCATTTTATTTCTCCAAATTATTTTTAATATATTTTTTAAAATACTGACGAACTTTTTTATTGTAATCTTTAATCATAGCTTGAACAGCATTTTTGTCTCCACTACGTTTATAATCACTTTTATATTCTTCGTCAGGTTTTACATTTATGTTTTTATATCCTTTCATTTTATTTCTCCGATAAAAAAGGGAGATTGTTATCTCCCGTTGTTTTTGTTACACGCTACGAAACTGCTGTACATTTCCTTGTTAATATTTATGTCCATAGTTTCAGCTCGTTCCCTCGCTTTTCTTTCATAATATTCAAATCTATCTTTTGTTAATGGATAAAAATACAAGGCTCTCGATTCCATTATTACTAACTTCTTCAATTCCTTCTCTGATTTTTCAGCATATTCTTTACATAACATTCTAAAAAGACCGTCTTCTGTTTCTTCATCTTTTATAACGTGTCCATAATGTTTAGATAACTTATAAGCTTGTAAATCAATGTTAGCTTGTGTTTCTATCGCTCTTTGTATGTCACCAGACAATTTGCTAAAATTAGACCCCTTTTCATCAGAAAAATGTCTATAGTCCATTGTAATAATTCCCTATATATATGTGAAGTGTAATGTATAGAACTAAAAAATCGTTTGTCCATTTTAGAATAATGACCTAGGAAATTCTAAAACTCTATGTTAATTCATACGACAGGTTTTAACATTACTAAGATGTCATGGAACTACTGGGACAATTGTACAAAAAAGTGTTTGACATTTTGTCCAATCTAGTGTATAAACTTTATGTGTCAAACAACTGAACTGGACAAAGCAATGGATGTTTTACTTCGTATACTCATAATCTTTATGTTGTTATATATGGTCTATATAACCATATCATCTATTTGGGAAGCTGGTGGTCGTACCATACTCGGAAGTATAATGTTTGTGGCCATGATGTGGGCCTTTTGTGCACTTTTAAATACAACTATCGTACAAGCTCTTATAGCTTGTTGTTTTCTAGTTGTAATTGTCATGTTGGTACTTCAAGCTATAGCTTGTTTTCTTTCATCAATGATTAGTTATATCAATAAGTTATTTAATCATGAATGAAAGAATCAATAAAATCTTCTAAACTAATTTTTTCACCAGTCTCTTTGTTTGTTGCAATCTGTTTGTCAAGACGTATCACAAACGAATCGTTAGAAAGAACATATGCACTAAGTTGTCTAAATCCTCTATCTTTAAAGAATTGTAAGATATCTAAGTAGATTTTTGTGTCTTTTGATGGTTTAATTTTGTCCATATCGACTTTACCATTTCTCCAATCGTTATACATATATTTCGGTAACCATCCAACATATTTTATGCACCGTGTACAACGAATCCCAAATATTTCAGGATGCGTCTTAGAAATAATATGTTCAAAGTGCGTAGACCCACATATAGGACATATGAATTTATCATTCTTCATGAAACTTCCTCTCAGATTTAGTGGTTTCGGGGGGTCGATTCGGACGACCATTAACGCAGTCAAAGTGCGCTATCCTACCATTAGACGACCCCGAAATAAGACGATTGGAGGAGGAGTCGAACCTCACACAATTAAGAATTACCGTTCTTAAAATTTTCCTCTACTTCCCGTCTTCTTAATCAAACTTTCTTTCGGTAAAAATACTTATTTGACATAGTAGAGCTCCAACCATAAAAAAACAATAACTTTTTAATTGAATAGTTCATCACTACCTTGTTCAGTTTGTGGTCTGGAACATATCTTCATCTTCAACATTACTTGGCTAGATGGAATCCACTTGTTCTCTACACATTTATTACGAAAGTGCCAGAATCGAACTGGGAACTAAGATTACAACACCCATAGAAGTTATCTCAGTTTCTATCTATGCTCAATAGGGTCCAACACTATCTCACCTTCATAAATTTAGCTCGGTATTGTCATCAGCATTATCTGTTAAGATTTCACTGAATTCGGATTCATTCAAATATACATTTCTGTATAAGTGTTCAGTTTTACCCAAAATCTCATGTCCTACCATTAGACGACCCCGAAATAATCACGGTTGGAGGTGGAGTCGAACCACACACCACTAACATCTGCAGATATTAGAATTTCCCTCTACTTGCCGTTATCTTAATCAAACTTTCACTTCTGCAGAAGTACTCATTTGACATATGAAACATTAGAGCTCCAACCATAAAAAACAATAACTTTTTGATTGAATAGTTCATCACTACCAAACCTAAACGGAGAAGTTATTGCAGAAACTCCCTAAACGTAGGATAGGATTGATAACATTACTAAGATGCCATAGCAATAGTCCTATCACTTCAAACTAAAATGGCACCCCGTAAACTGATTCGAACAGCATTCCCGTACTAATTGACTGGAGCTATAGACATTCAACTAGCGGTCACCATGACTACAACGAGGTATTAAATGTTCTTCTTGACAAGGCTTGAACTTGTACCTAAACCTTAGAGGGAATTGTGCTACCGCCGTTAGGGTTTAGTAAAAAGAGCTATAGTATTTACTAAATCTATCCGTTTACACTACAAGAAGATAATACTATAAATTATTAATAAACCAATTGTGAATGTTCTGCCAAAATCCAGACTTTATAGATATCAATGTACCATATATTGCTATCAACGAAACAATTATTGAAAGTATAGATTCTACAATTTCTAATTTTTCTTTCATTTAACATATTCTCCAATTTTGTATCTTTCTAGGCTACTACTGCGCAACCCTACGACTGCTGCACCATCGTTTTACGTTCTTCGTTTACTCAGCTTGTATCGTCAATGAAAGTTCCTGAGCTGACGTTTTCCAACCTATTACAACTTGGCGGGGCCACATGATTTTCACACGTTATCTTGGACCTACATCCTAAGCAATCTGTTCTAGAACCAGATTTAACGCCCCATAAAAAAATCGGCAATCGGTTTTTACCCTTTATCCACTCGCTGTTCGAACTCTTTAGCGTTGGAGGGTCAGGTTACTGTTTTCTACAGCACATAGTTATTTAGGCAATTACCTCTAAATACTAACAACACGCCATCAACCTGTCTGATTATATAAGCATCAATTTAATACTTATCCGATGTACATTCATATTAAATTGTACTAGTCTATATAATCACGAATTAGAATTGGTGCAAGGTGATAGAGTCGCACTACCCGAGTCCGAAGACAAGTGATTTACAGTCACTCCCGCTACTCCTACGGTATAACCTTGCATAAAAGTAATCCGATAATATCTAAATCTACACTTACTTGGTACTAGCATGTAAAACATACTGTCCAAAGCCCCCACTTTCAATTTCTAAAGAAATAGCCGCTCGGATTAACACGGTGGGATGGATTCTACGAAAAAAGTACGTAAAATCAATGGTTTGGTCGAGAACGTCCGATTCGAACGGCAATCCCTCGCCCCAAACGAGGAGTGTTACCCTTACACCACGTTCTCGATGAATAAAATGGTGGAACAGGAGTGACTTGAACACCCAACCTATCCGTTATGAGCGGAGAGCTCTGACCAATTGAGCTACTGTTCCATTAAGCTTTTTTATAAGATTTATTCTTCAATATAAAGATTATTCTGCTATGTGCAACACCAAATTTTCTAGCTAATCCACGAGTTCCGAATTCTTTATGTTTTGGAATATAATGTTCTCTTATCCATTTAGCTTGTTCATTTGTAAGTTTTGCACCATGGTTATCTTCACCACCATGATATGTTATTAAATTATGCTTTACTGCGTGAATAGTATTTTCTTGATTAGTACACCACTCTAAGTTATCCCAACGATTGTTTAATTTGTTTCCATCAATGTGATTTACTTGTGGTTTGTTTTCTGGATTTGGTACAAAAGCTTCAGCAACCAACCTGTGAATTTTTACACATTTACATCCACCTTTTCTACCATTTGGATATAAAGCGTATACATAATAGCCTGTCTTTCCAATTTGTTGCTTTACGTTTTTGTTAGACCTACCCTTTAGATTGCCTAGATTACTTATAAAATAACCTTGTATATCAATTTCTTTCCAAATTTCTTCTTCGATGTTTTCCATTTACAAATTCCTATATTGTTATGACTAATTTATAGAACTATATAAATGGTGCCTATTTTTCATCGAACACAAAATTTTTATAAAAATTTGATTCCAACGAGATTCGAACTCGTATTACCACCGTGAAAGGGTGATGACCTAACCGTTAGTCGATGGAATCATAATAATCAACGCTTTTTGATTGCATGGTAAAAACCACCAAACCTTATTATGGAGAAGCATTGATGAAACTCCTTGATTGGCGGGAGTGACCAGTCTTGAACTGGCGACCTCCACAGTGACAGTGTGGCGTTCTGACCAACTGAACTACACCCCCATTGGTGGATTTGATGAGACTTGAACTCATATGGTCACAATGACCGAGGGATTTTAAGTCCCTTGCGTATACCAGTTTCGCCACAAATCCAAATTGGCTGGGATGGAGAATTTCGAAATCTCGACCTACGGTTTAACAGACCGCCGCTCTGCCTCTGAGCTACACCCCAATATAATGGTGCCACATGAGAATTTTGCAATCCCGACCTACCGCTTACAAGGCGGTTGCTCTACTTCTGAGCTAATGTGGCATTTTGGCGGGAGTGACTATATCTGTGTCATTATAAAGTCATTTAATTAACATTTTGTATCACTGAGTGTCCTACACTTTTATATATCTAGAATCAGATAGGCAAAACTCTAACTACTTTGTATTTAACAGAACTCCCATAATAATGGCAGACCGTACAGGACTCAAACCTGTGACACCAAGCTTAGAAGGCTTGTGCTCTATTCTACTGAGCTAACGGTCTATAAGAGTTATATAGGATAGGTAAACCAACGTATTTACCTCTTGCGTTATGGAGCAATGATTTGTTCCAATGTAATCTGGGCTCATCTATTCTTACGAGATAGACCATCCTATATGTTCTATGGTTTGGGATGTGGAAGCGAATCCATCTTCCTTTTTGTACCCTAGGCCTGACCGATATACACTTTACAATGTATAACATCCCAAGACTTGTAGTTTTCATAACGGTCCATTTAGAGATTCTACTGAGCACTGTCCGTTATGGGAATCTGCTTTGTTAAGGAGCTCTAAATCTCTTAACCGCAGTTACTACAACCCTCTCAGCAGCTAATCTTTAATCTTCACGAGTTCATAAACATTAATTGGATATTTCCTTTGTTCACAATTTGCAATTTTATAAACTCTATGTTTATCTATACCCAAAATATATTTTACGATTCTACCGATATCTTTACCAGCTTCAGCTTCTGGGTTATCAATTTTTCTTTTTACATGGTACTGATACACATAATCTAATGGTGTATAAGACCAATCTCTAAATTTACCTCCAACAATATCAGAAGTGGTAAATTGCTTTTTATAAGCCAAAGCTCCTTGAATCATACCATTTATAAAAGTTGTCAATTCAGCTTGTTGCATGTAAGATAGTGATTCAAAAGCACTGGACTTTTGTATGTTAGAATTGATAATCATAGCTCTTTTCCTTTCATGTATGATTATAATGTTAAACAAGTTTATTAAATGAGAAACAAGTTATTTAACGACCCCTGTTTCGGTTTAAGTCGATTGGCGGAGAGAGTAGGATTCGAACCCACGGTGGTATATTTCACCCACGGCTGATTTCAAGTCAGCTGCAATAGACCAACTCTGCCATCTCTCCATGATATTTACAGATGGAGAGATTTGAACTCTCACGCATTTCTGCACTGGTTCCTAAGACCAGAGTGTCTACCGTTCCACCACATCTGTATAAATTTGGTACAGCTGGATAGACTCGGACTATCGACCCCTGCCTTATCAGAGCAGTGCTCTAACCAACTGAGCTACAGCTGTACAAATGGTAGAGGTGAAGAGATTTGAACTCCTGACCCTCTCGGTGTAAACGAGACGCTCTAACCAGCTGAGCTACACCTCTACAAAAAGTATTTCCTATTCACAATGTCATTATAACTAAAATAAAAACTCGTCTTTTTATCTTTGACGAGTTCCTATTTCTTTTAACTTTTTAAATGTTTTGATTAAGCAATAGCAAACTCGTCAGCCTTGTTCTCTAGGTTGATTATATAAATCTGAGTATGTTACTATCGTTTTAATCATCATATTAATTAGAACCTCTTCATTGAAATTTTTTATATTGTACAGAATTTTTTCTTATTTGTAAAGTCTTTTTTTTCAATTTTCTTTACTTTTTTGTTAATATAGTTGATAACATCTTGAACTGTAATGAATTTTTTTGATACCTTGTCTGGTATTTCAATATCAAATTCACACTCTAAAGCCATTATAATTTCGATTATATCCAAACTATCGGCTCCGAAATCGTCAACCAAGCTTTTAGATTTCTTGATTGCGGATTCTTTTATGTCCAAGTGTTCAGAAATGATACCTATTACTAATTTTTCAACACTCTTCATTCTCTCACCTTGTGAAAATTACCGATTCTTTAAGCACGTTGGGTATGCCGTCTGAATAACTGACTACTCCTTACGTTATCATTCTCAGTTGTACGATAACAGCCCAATAGTCATATAGTTGACGTTTTGCACATAGTGGCATCTCGGTATTCCATTTGTCTTTACAGACATTCGTATATAAATTCGGCTGAAGGACTCCTGACTACCTCCAAGCAGTATATTAAGCGCATTATTCAGTCACATCCACATAAGTTAGCTACTCTTATGCTTTTAGGATGAGGAGATTGATTACTCCTAAACGGATACAGATATCAGCATTTCAACCTACGATTTGTCCGTTTCTTACGTCACTAAAGGTTGGCCAACCCTTGCTATTTCAACCTTATGCTTCTTAATACCTGGCAACTATATAGTAAACTTTTCAGTATTATTATATATCTCTTTATTAGCCATCAACTAATTATTTAGAGAAAGCCAAATTTATATTGGTTGCAGGGAATGGATTCGAACCACTGACCTCTAGGTTATGAGCCTAGCAAGCTGACCTGACTGCTCTACCCTGCTATAAAACAAACTTATGGGTTATTGATGTTCTATATTTGAACTATAAATAGGTGATAAAGCTATTTATTTAGGCACCTCCCCTAAAATTTTCAATATAATTGGCAGAGCGTTTAATGCGTTTTCAGGAGTTCTGCCAACAAATTTATATGTCATTTCTTTTAGGTCTACACCATTTTACCCCCTAGGCTGCTTAAGACGAATGACAAGACTAGCAGTGTTATATCTATCCGTTTTAACAAAATAAGAATTTGGTGCCCTCTAGATATAACAGTATAGTTTGGGCGGACTATGGTTCTAATTGGAGCAGATAATGAGAATTGAACTCATATCTAAACCTTGGCAAGGTCTCATACTAACCATTGTACTATATCTGCGTTATGGCGGATACTAAAGGATTCGAACCTTTGCGAGATGTTACCACCCCCTAACGGTTTAGCAAACCGTCCTCTTCACCAGCTTGAGTAAGTATCCATAAAATGTTCCACCGTCAAGACTTGCACTTGAACTTGTAATCCCCCGATGGATTACTATGCTACTGTTACATCACTGGTGAAACGAAAAGGAGGAAATAAACCTCCTCCAAAAAGATTATTTTTTCTTCTTTTTAATTTTCTCTTCTTTCTTCTTGAACTTAGAAGCAACCCAATTGAAGAAGCAAACGATGACGTTCCAAATCATCTTCAATGTAGAAGTAACTAAATCAATAAGAAAAGACTTAATAATTCCATAAAGACCAACTACAATAGCTTTAATCCAAGCCCAAAGAGCTTTCAAAAAACTTACAACTGGTTCTTTAATCAGATGCCAAGAAGTTGAGAATAAATCTCTAACTGCTTTCCATCCAGCAGTAGAAAAAGCTTTAACACCTTTCCACCATTCTTTTAAGATTTCTTTAAAAGTCATATTTTTCCTCTTATTAAAAAGAATTAAAATAACGATTGATTACTACCCTATCTGTCGTGAACGCCTTTGGCAAGGTTAGGTCAACAAAGTCTTTCGGTTATCACAGCTTACCTAAGAAAATTCCTATTAGCCTTTTGGGTGGTTGCCACTATCATCTGTG